GTGACGAGGTCAACGGATCAAGCAAGCATGACGGGCGCGAACTTCAGCAGTTGGTATAACAATGCTGAAGGGACGTTCTACGCAAACTTTGTTACTAGCTGGAGCGCAGCATTGCCATACACAGTAGGCGTGTTAGGTGCAAATAGTGCCAATGAGCGCATTAACTATATACCGGCGGGTTCTTCAGGAATTTCTTCGTTTGACGGCACAACAGTCTCGGCTATTACGTCGTCGGTTCTCAACATCAATGCAAGAGTCGCTACGGGTTTGGTTGCCGCAACCAAACAAGTAAGCGCAACTTTGAATGGCGGAAGCATAACGACCGGCTCGTTTTCAAAGACAGGTGTTTTATCAGTATTCAATATCGGAAGCTTATCAGCCGGAGGCGGCAATGCATTCAGCGGCACGTTTAAGAAAATCGCCTACTACCCGCAGCGCCTGACGAACGCACAGCTTCAAGCATTAACAGCATAAGGAACAGCAATGAGTCTTTCAGCCAACTTCCCGACCGTGCGCCCCAGCCTGGCGCTGGACTTTGCTGCCACGCGATCGCTTGATCCGCGCATCACCTTCACTCGCGCATCGACGGCGACGTACTACGACGACCATACGGTGTCGAAGGCTGAGGAGAATTTGCTGTTGCGGAGTCAGGAGTTTGATAACGCTGCGTGGGTTAAACAGAATTCGATTTTTACTGCAGATGCAACGACAGCCCCGGACGGAACAACGACGGCGGACACTCTAAGTGAAGGAACGACCGCTGCTGTAGGTCATTACTTCAACACAAGTTTTTCTATTTCAGCCAACACAACTTACGCCGCATCGATATTTGCAAAAAACGTAGACGGTCAATATGTCTTCATCACACTTCGTGGCGCGTCTGGAAACATTGTTTATGCTGTCTTTGATATTTCAGCCGGTACTCTTTCAACGAGCGGCGCACTTGGAACAGGATTTTCTGTAACGTCAACGTCCATTACATCTGTTGGTAATGGGTGGTATCGCTGTGTCCTCGTGGCGCAGGTTGGAGCAAACATTTCTTCCAACGGCATTCAAATAGGGATGTCCGACGGTAGTGCAATAACGTCGAGCGGTTTCCCTGTATATACAGGGACAAGCAGAACTATCCACCTCTGGGGCGCTCAAGTAGAGCAACGCTCCAGCGTCACCGCCTACACCGCCACGACCACGCAGGCGGTCACGAACTACGTTCCGCAGTTGCTCACCGCTGCGGCGAACGTGGCTCGGTTTGAACACAACCCGGTCACGCGAGAAAGCTTGGGGCTGGAGATTGAGGAGGGCAGGACAAATCTGGTGTTGCGGAGTGAGGAGTTTGATAATGCGGCTTGGACAAAGACCGCCTCAAGCATCACAGCCAATACAGTTGTTGCGCCTGATGGCAGTTTGACGGGTGATAAGTGGGTTGAATCATCTTCTAATGAGGCGCATTGGTTTGCACAAGATGTTTCAATAACGTCTGGGGTCGCATACACGATCACAATTTTTGCAAAACAAGCAGAGCGTTCTGTTTTGCAAATAACATCATCCACATCAATGCAGGGCAACGGAAATGCTTTTCAGAATTTTGACTTGGCAACCGGCACTCTTGGCTCATCTCTTGGCGGTAAGACGGCCAGCATAACGCCCGTTGGTAACGGGTGGCTACGCTGCCAATTTACTGATACCGCATCAGCCACCGCCTCTGGGCGATTCATCATTGCGGTGGTCAATTCCACCGCTGCAACACGCCTTCAGGCTTACCAAGGCAACGGTTTCTCAGGCATCTTTATCTGGGGCGCTCAACTCGAAGCAGGCGCCTTCGCCACCAGCTACATCCCCACCGTCGCATCGCAAGTCACCCGCTCGGCTGATGCAGCCAGCATGACGGGGACGAACTTTTCGAGCTGGTATCGGGCTGATGAGGGGACGATGTACGCCGAAACAGTTAGTCCGTCTCCCGCAACGGGGCAGACTTACCTGTCAGCTGATATCAACGCTCAAACTCGGATGAGCATGTATACGAATGCCGGCGCTGGATCTTGGTTCGTTCGCGACAGCAATGTTACTCAAGCATTGATTTCCTCCGGCTCAGTTACAGCCGGCGTGTCTTTCAAAATGGCGGGTGCCTATAAGGTCAACGACTTTTCAGCTGCCGCCCAAGGTTCGCTAGGTACTCCCGATACATCGGGTGTTGTACCTGCTGTTGGAGCGGGTTCGTTTTTTATCGGAAGCTATTCCTTGGGAGCACAGCTCAACGGCACCGTCAAAAAACTTGCCTATTACCCGGCACGCCTGACCAACGCCCAGCTTCAAGCTCTCACCACCGTTTAAGGACAACAACATGGACATCATCGGAATCATGTACGAGACTACCCAAGACGAAGAGGGCAACGATCTGCCGGTCATGGCCGCGCTCCCCGGCTGGCACGTCAACACGCCAGAGCCGGTCGAGGCGTTTGCCGACAAGCAGGTCACGCCCAACAGCCCCAGCCGTGTGTACGCGGGGCATGAGACGTTCTTCTACGTCTTCGCCGACGAAGCGGAATTCACATCGATGGCAATTGAGGCTGGCCTGATCCAGGTTGAAGTCGAGCCTGAAGTATCACAATGATGTAGGAGCGACCATGATCGGCCAATTCATCGCAGTACTTTTTCTCGCTCGAGACCTCGCCCACCGGGCGCACCTCGCCGCGACTGGACCGGGCAGCTTTGCCAAGCACGAGGCGTTGGGCGGCTTTTACCCGGCAGTGATTGATCTGGCTGATCAGATCGCTGAGGCGTACCAGGGCGCGATGCTGGAGCTGATTCAGATCCCGCTGTTGGACAACGAGTTTCCGAGTGAGATCAAGGCGGCTCTGCAGTCTCAGCGCAAATGGATTGTCGCCAATCGTTACAAGGCGGTGCCGAAGGAGGAGACGCAGATGCAAAACATTATTGATGAGATTGTGGCTCTGTACGACTCCACGATCTACAAGCTTCATTTCTTGGGGTGAGCATGGACGGACAGATTCTTTTCAACATATTGATTGGCGTAGCAAGTGCCGCAGGGGGATGGGTCTTGAAGATGATCTGGGATGTGATTTCAGAGCTTCGCAAAGATGTCAAAGAGTTGAACCGTGAGGTCAACCAAGACTTCGTTCGTCGACAAGATTTCCGCGAAGCCGTTGGCGAACTAAAGGCTGACATGAGGGAGGGCTTCAAAGAAGTTAAGGACGCCATTGGTCTTTTGTTTGACCGGGTGAACGAGAAAGCCGACAAGTGAAGTGGATCCGCTCACCTTACTTGCTGCTGCCAACGCTGCTGTTGCGGCAGTTAAGAAAGGATGTCAGCTCTACAAGGACATCAAGGGCGCCGCAGGCGAGGTTAAGGATGTACTGGATGATTTGAAGTCGCAGTTTCAGAAGATCCCGAATCCGACGAACGCGCAGAAGATTCAGTACAACGAAGAAGTACAGCGGGTGCAGGAGATTGGCAGGTCTGATCCGAACGATGTGTTCTTGCAGATCGGCAATGACCTGGGCGCATTGATGGACGCCTACGACGCGATCGGCAAAGCGTTCATCGAGCAGGAGGCTCAGGCCAAGGAGATTTACACCGGCAGTGAGTCGGTAAGCAAGCGCGCTTTAAACCGCGTGATCATCCGCTCAAGGCTGGATGCAATGCTGGCAGAGCTTCGCGAGACGATGGTCTACAAGGCGCCACCGGAGCTGGGTGACTTGTGGACGAAGTACGAAAAGATGTGGAAGCAAATTGTTGTCGAGCAGGATGAGGCGCACAGGCGGGAGACCGCACGATTGCAAACAGAGGCAGTGCATAGGCGCAGGTTAAAAAGAAAGCGTAAGGAAGAAGCGGTATGGGTTGGAGCAATCCTTTTCGTCGTGGCGTGGTACGTCGGAGTGCTCCTTCTAGTTCGGACGAGCCACACGTACCGTGGTCTCTACTCGTCGCCGTGGTGGTCTTGTGTCTTGTGCTAGTGATCGCGCTGCCGGTCATGGGCGTCATGTACATGGACATGAACAACGCAAGGTACATGGCAGAGAGAGCAACAGGTTTAGCAGTAGAAGAAGTCAAGCGAATGCGTGAGCTGCGAAGGCAGATCAAAAAGGAAAACGATGCGGAAATAGATAGGAGAGATTGACTATGACGGAAGCACAACTCAGGAAGATTTTGCCAAAGAATCCGTATGTCGCCGACTGGCACGCGGCGCTTGAGCAGCTGCTTCCCGATTACGACATCAACACCCCCAATCGCATTGCTGCATTTGTCGCGCAGTGCGCCCACGAGTCTGGCGGGTTCACGACGTTGAAAGAGAACCTGAACTACAGAGCCGCCACACTGCGCAAGATCTGGCCACGGTACTTCCCGACCGACGCGATCGCCAATGATTACGCATCCCGCATCGGCAAGCAGATGCACATCGCCAATCGGGCGTACGCGAACCGCATGGGCAACGGCGACGAGGCCAGCGGCGATGGCTGGCGGTTCTGCGGCCGCGGATTGATTCAGTTGACTGGCCGCAACAACTACCAGGCGTTTGCCGACTCGCTCGAGATGGACATCGATGATGTGCCGGAGTACCTGATGACGTTTGAGGGTGCGGCGCAGTCAGCCTGCTGGTTTTGGGAGACCAACAATCTGAACCGCTTTGCCGACAAGGGTGACATCCGGGGTCTGACTCGTGCGATCAATGGCGGCGAGCTGGGTTTGGCGGATCGCATCAAGCATTACGAACACGCGCTGCATGTTTTGGGAGGCTGACATGACAAAGAAATCGAAGAGCGAGCAGGCCAAAGACGATTGGATGAACACGAAGTGGCGTCCGGCCATGGGCTGGATGTACATGGGCGTGTGCATCTTCGACTTCGTGCTGGCACCGATTCTGTGGGCGGTCATCCAGTTTTGGGAAACCGAGTCTGCGAACGACGCGTTCCGGCAGTGGCAGCCGATGACGCTGCAGGGCGCCGGCCTGTTTCACATGGCCATGGGCGCCGTGCTTGGCTTGGCAGCCTGGGGCCGTACGCAGGAGAAGCTCAATGGCACAGCCAGTAACAACGTGCCGGAGATAGCACCAGCAGCGCCTGCGCCGGCACCACGCCGGATTGAGCCGACGTTTTCCAGCAGCCAGGTAGCCACGGGATACACCGGCAAGAAAGCACCACCAGCCGCGGACGAACCGGAGCTGTCGGAACCCGGCCCATCTGCCCGCATATAACCCAAAGGAGATCCCGATGAAAAAGCTGATTGCACTTATTGCGTTTGTCCCCCTGGTCGCGTTTGCCGGCGGGGAGATGAAGAAGGTTTGCCGGGAAGATCCGAAGACTAAGAAGGAAGTCTGCAAGACCATCAAGGTTCACAAGAAGCTTGAAGGCAAAAAAGTGCCGGGGCAGAAATGAACCCGTGGCTGATCGTCGGGTTCGTGGTGGCGCTAAGCGTGGCCACGGTCACCGGTTACATGAAGGGCGACACGGCTGGCCGGGCGCATGTCCAGCAGCAGTGGGACAAAGAGCGCACCCAGCAGGCTGAAGCGCATGCCATGGCGATGGAAGCAGCCCGGCAAAAGGAGCAGGAACTGCAGACAACTGCCGATCAACTCAGAAAGGACAAAGACCGTGAGATCCGTGACCTTAACGCTAGGGCTGTTGCTCTTACTGCAAGCCTGCGCCAGCGCCCCGAGCGCCCCACCCCCGAAGCCCGTCCCGTGCCCGGTGCCACCAGCACTGGACCCGCCGTCACAAGTTGTACTGGAGCCGAGCTTTCTCGACCGGATGCAGAGTTTCTTGCAAGGGAAGCTGCCCGAGCTGACGAACTCCGGGCAGCCCTCCGGCAGTGCCTCACCCAGTACGAAACCTTGAGGCAGAAATGATTGGCATTGAGTATCACATTGGTTTAGAATTGACTGCGGGTTATTGCGCTTTCTCGCAGCCCGCGCTCGCCCCGCTTTGTCGGGGCGTTTCTGTTTGAAAGGCCGGAGATGGCTACGACTGTTCAAAACCCCTTTGACACCCAGCAGAAGTCTGCGACCAATCCGAACACAACGACTGGCTTGGTAGCTTCGGCGCTGCCGCCGTCTAACAGTGTCGCAACTTACGATCCACAGACGCGCCAAGTCAACGCCCAGACTGAGACGGTACAAGGGCAGGTCAACAGCATCCTGTCAAAAGACAGCCCGCTTATGCAGCGCGCCAGAACGCTGGCCACACAAGGCATGGCGCAGCGGGGTCTGGTCAACAGCTCCATGAATCAGGGCGCAGGCGTGGCCGCCATGGTTGACCGTGCGCTGCCGATGGCGCAGCAGGATGCGCAGACCTATGCGGTGACGGCATCTGAAAACATGGGTGCGACAAATCGCGCCAACGAGTTTGGCGCTGGTGCCATCAACCAGTTTGGCTTGCAGAAAGGTGCTCAAGAGTTTGAGGCCGGTCAATCCAACATCAATCGTCAGTTCACGACATCTGAGCGTCTGGGGTCGCAGTCGTTCACTTCGACTCTGGAAAACGTCAAGCAGAACTTTACGGCTGCTCAGGCACAGCTTGACCGTGCGCAGCAGACTGCATTGGCAGACAAGAGCATTGAAGCTCAACAAGCTTTGCAAGTGGCTCAACAGAACTTTGCGGCTGCGCAGAGTGCGCTGGATCGTACGCAGCAGACCTCCTTGCAGCGCGAGCAGCAGACGTTCCAAGCCGGGCAATCTTCGTTGGATCGTAGTCTGCAGACCAACCTGCAGACCAGTCAGCAAAACTTTACTGCCGCTCAGTCTGCATTGGATCGTGCTCAACAAGCATTTTTGCAGGACAAGAGCGCAGCAAATCAGATGGCGCTCCAGAAGGCGCAGAACGACTTTAATGCAGCTCAGTCGGCTCTTGACCGTACGCAGCAAACCACATTGGTTGAGCGTCAAGCAGTGCTGCAGAAAGACCTCACAAAATTCCAGCAGGATTTTTCTGCTTCGCAGTCTGCCCTCGAGCGCGCGCAGCAGGCGTTCTTGCAAGACAAGAGCGCGGCCAACCAGATGGCTTTGCAGAAAGCGCAGAACGACTTTGCCGCTTCTCAGTCGAGCTTGGATCGTGTTCAGCAGGAGAAGATGCAGAACGATCAGCAAGCGCATCAGGTTGCGATCACTCAGATGCAGCAGTCGTTCACTGCTGCGCAGGCAGGACTGGATCGTCAGCAGCAAATCTTCTTGCAAGACGATGCGCAAGCTTTCCAGAAAAACCTGACCAACTCGCAGATTCCGGCGAACTTTGCTTTGCAGATCAGTAACACAACGGCTGCCAGCATTAACACGATTGGTGCTGATCCGAACTTGAGTGGAAAGGTTGATGGAACGGCTCCGGCTGGATCAAGCCCCAAGAGCCGTGCAATTCAAAGCGTGATTAATTACGCGAACTCGCAGATTGCGTGGGCGAACAAGTTTTACGGAACAACCATTCCAGGTTTACCGACTGCATGATCTTTAGAAAAGCAACCATGAGCGACATTCCAGCCATCGTTGACATCGCCGTTGAGTCGGTGTCGAAAGACCCGCTGCCGGTGCGCATTGACCGAGAAGCGATGGCAGAGACGGCTAAGACGTGCTTGGGGCCGGCGCACTTTGTGTGGGTTGCTGAAGATGCGGGCAAGGTGGTGGCGGCAATGGGGGCGTGTGTACAGCCAGCATTCTGGTTTGAACGGATGCAGTGCTCCGTGCTGCTTTACTACAGCCGTGTACCGGGTGCTGGCTTGCCATTGCTGCGGGAGTTTGTTCGTTGGGTAAAGAGTCGTCCAGCCATCAAGCTGGCAATCATTGAGCTTGAGCCTGGTGTTGATCCGAGGCTTGTTCGATTCTTTAAACGGGTCGGGTTCTCACGCGAGTCGCTAAATCTCACATACGTAAGAGGTGCATCATGAGTAAAGTTGTTAAGAGTGTTGGCCGAGCAATTGGCAAGGTCGTCAAAGGTGTAGTCAACGTCGTCAAGAGTGTTGCCAAGTCTCCGATCGGCAAAGTCTTGCTTGCTGCGGCAACCGTTTACTTTGGTGGCGCAGCCATCATGGGGGCCATGGGAGGTGCCTCTGCCAGCACGGGATTTATGGGGACTATAGGGGGCGCCCTAAAGGGCGCTACGGCTGGCATCGCAAACGCTTGGTCTGGTCTAACCGGCGCGGCAAGCGCGGCGATGGGCGGCCAATTCTCAGCAGCAGGCAGCTCGCTTGGCAGCGGCTTTACCGGCTCTTATGCAGCTGGTTCTTCTGCGGTAAACGCAGCGAATGCGGCGGCTGTGTCTGCTGCTGGTGGCGGCTTCCCTGCTGGCGCTGGTGGATACGGAAGCGTTGGCCCGAGCGGCCAGACCGCGGCTGGCACAACTTTATCTTCAGCGCCGGCTAGTGCCGCTACTACGCCAGGTACATATTGGACTTCACCAGCTCAAGCCGTAACTGCGCCACCTCCCAATCCCGGCATTATCTCCGGCGCTTGGAACAGCTTAGGTGACTACGGAAAGATGGCTGCTGTGCAGGGCAGCATGCAGCTCGCAGGGGGCGCGATCCAAGGCGCTGGTCAGCAGAAGGCGATGGAAGAGCAGCGCAGGTACGAGCAAGAGCAAGCTCAATTGGCTCGCAATCGTTACAACGAAAACGTCGGCACAAGCTGGTGGTCGGGTTCTGGTAACGCAGACCCTGCTGCTTCATCACCTGGAACGTATGCGCAATCCCCGCAGACCGGTCTGGTTGCCGGTTACATGACGCCACAAGAAAGGTACGCAGAAGACATGCGCCGCCGCTTGGCGCCCTACAACCCGTACGCGATGCCAACTGCATAAGGAGTAAATCATGGCCGGATTAATTGCAAATGAAATGCAGGAAGCAGAGGGCATGCCGCCAGAGATGGCAATGGGTGCCAATCAAGGTGAGCCAGAGGTTGACGAAAGCGACCCGAAGTTTCAGGAAGCTCTTGCGCTGGCGATGGAGTCTTTGTACAGCAACGAAGCTGCCATGGATGTATCAAAGCAGTTGAAATCTGCTGGCGATCTGACAGATGCGTTGGCGAATGTTGCCTACGATATCACAGCAGTTATAGATGAGAGAACGAACGGGCAAGTACCTGACGAGCTGCTTGTGCCGTTGGCGATGAAAGTTCTCGAAGAAGTAGTGGAGATCGCTAACGCGTCTGGTCTTGATCCGCAGCCGGAGAATGTAGCGATGGCATTCAAGCAAATGGTTCTTCGCTATCTGCAAGAGCAAGGATTGGATACGTCTCAGCTTGACCAGGCGATGAGTCAAGTTGATCCGTCGGTGTTCCGTCAAGCAGCGGAAGAGAACACAGAAGAGGTGTAATTATGGGCAGCGGTCTGATCTGGGCTGGAATCGGTAAAGGCATTTCTGACGCGGGCGATTCGTTTGGCAGGTTCATGCTTGCCGACATTGCAGACCGCCGCCAGGCTGCGCGTGAGGATGCCTACGCTGCGCGTCAAGAGAAGAGCTACGAAGCGGCTGCCGAGCGGCAGGCTGCTCGAGATGCTGCACTGCTTGACCGCCAAGACGCGGCTGCCAAGGCTGCTCAAGAGAAGGCTGAGGCGCTTGAGCGATTGAAAGCGAAGTTGGCTGAAGAGAAGCTCGAGGCCACCCGCGCACGAGCGAAGCAAGACTTGGTTGACATTAGCAAGCGCGCTGATGAGGTTGAGGCGCAGCGTGATGCGACCCAGCTTGAGGCTGACACCCAACGCTTGGCCGGACTGTCGTCGCAGATCAAAGGCAAGTCTCCGAGTACCACGCCAGAGCAGTTCGCTGAGCTGATCAAACAGAATCCGCAGTACCGCGATGTCTACCGCAAGGCTGGTTACATCGACGGTGCTGGTGATCCTAGTCAGCGCGCACTGCGACGCATTGATGACGAGTCGAAGGCCGCGATTGAGATTGGTGCTGATCAGAACATCATCAACTACTACAAGGATGTTCGCACCAGTGTGCTGAAGCAGATTGAGCTTGAAAACAAGCAAGAGCGTTTTGAGGCGAAGCTTCCTATCGATCAGCAGAGGGCTGATGCAGCGACCATCAGCGCAAGTCGCCCGCGTACTGGTCGTGGTGGATCAAACAGCAGCAGCCCTAAAGTCCGGCTTGAGGCGCAAGCCGAGACACTTCGCAAAGCAATCAAGGATGAGCGTGATCCGAAGCGTCGCGATCAATTGAAACAAGATCTCGACAATGTGTTGAAGCAAATGAGAGAAGCGCGGGGAGATGCTAATCCTTCATCGGCTTCAAAAACTGGTGACAAGAACACTGGCAAAAAAGATTATTCAACTCTCTGGAAATAAACTATGGCAAAGAAATGGTCTGACGTAGCGGGAAGCCCCGCATTCCAGGCCCTCTCTCTTGAAGAACAGGAAGAGGCTCGTAACCAGTATTTTGAATCGGTGATCGCGCCTCAAGTTCCGCAAGAAGATTTGTCTATTGCAAGGGATCAGTTCCTTGCTACCACATCAGTTCCCCGCGCTGCACCCCAGCCAGGCAAGCGCGACACTGTCGACAACCCGCTGAATCCTGCCAAGGATGAGCGCGGCATCATTCAGCGCGTGGCCGACTTTTTCAAGCCGGAACCAAAGAGCGTGATGGATGGTTACAAAGCCACGCCCGAGCAAGTGCGTTCTGACTTGGATCGCCGTTTGTCGTACGGTGCCGGCCCCATCTCTTCCGAGACTGCATCTCAAGCTGACCTTGTGCGCAGCGGATTGGCAAAGAGCGACAACGCAGTCGTTCAGCGTACTGCCAAAGGTATGGAGCGCGTCAACGCGCCAAGCTTTGGTGAGCTGGTAAAGAAAGCAAAAGACCCGGTCAATATTCGTGGAGCACGCGACGCCAAGGCAGAAGAGTTTAGAACGCCTGGTGAGTGGGCGATCGACACAATCTCAAGTCTGTCGCAGGGTGGTGTCGGTCTCGTTCAACTACCCATCAACATCATTGCGCCCAGCAGCGAGATTGCTCAGACACTGCGCGAGACGCAGAAGGAACTGCAGGCGGCAGAGTCCGATGTCCTGAAGGCAAGCCGTGAGCGTTTCAGGGAGCGTGTTCTCAGCGAAGAAGGTTTCTTCAATCAGTACGTGGCGACAGTGCAGCAGCTCGTCACTGACCCAACGCTGACTATTTCTGAAGCTGCCAAACAGTTGCCGAACTTCCTTGGCATTGTGGGCGCAGCACGAGTGGTCGGCGCGGCTACATCTGGCGCAGTGAATGTTGCTGGCCGGGTGAGTCCTGCTGTCGCTGTGAGCGAGGCAATCACCGGCGGCGGTCTTTCCACAGCCGGTAGAGCCATCGGCACAACGACCGGCGGCGTGGGTGCATCCATGGTCATGGCTGGCGGTGATGCGGCTGGCAACGTGTACGAAAACCTGACCGACCGGGACAAAGTTCCTCTGTCCGTTTGGAGGCAGAACCCCGACTTCCAGAAGCTGGTTAAGGAAGGCAAGACTGAGTCGCAGGCGATCGAAGAGATCGCCACGACCAAGGCCAGGATGGCGGCTCTAATTACCGCTCCGCTTGGTCTGCTTGGCTACGCTGGTGCTGAGGCTGCGATCGCTTCTCGAGGCTTGGGTAAGACTGCGGCAGAGGCGCTGACCGTCAAGGGGATGGCAAAGACCGCCGGCAAAGATCTGGTCGGTGAGCAGCTCGAGGAGGGCGGCACGCAGCTGGGCAGTAACGTGGTGACTCGCACTGTCGATCCTAAGCAGTCGCTGTTTGAGGGCGTTCCAGAAGCAATGGGAACCGCGCTCGTCACGTCGGCGCCATTCAGTGCAGCTGCCATTCGCAGTCAGTACAAAGACGCGCAGCAGCAGCAACAGCAGGATCAGATGGCCAGCGCGGGTGATCTCACAGCCACGTACCTGCTGGATCCCAAGACGTATGACCCGACACTGATTGACCCTTCGCAGACAACGCGCCCACCCGGCGACGTTGCTACAGCTGCGCCTATGCGCAGCGAGATGAACTTCACACCTGCCGACAGCCCAAGCGCGAAGGCTGGCCTGGCTCCGATCATTGTTCCTGCTTCTACGGAGGTTCCTGATGTCAGCACAGATAGCGCAACTAGAGCCGCAACTGGCTTGGGCAGTCTCACAGGGAGCGATCAGCTTGGCGGAAGCCTGGGCATTCCAGGACTTGGTATCGATGACACCGCACGAATTGGTGGAGATGCCGGAAGCATTACAGCCAATGCTGGGGCGGATGTGGCTGCTCGAGGCCGAGCCGGAGAACTGCCTCCCGGTCTAAGTAGGCTGCCGCAGGTTGACCAGCGCGCCACTGATCAGGACCTGGCCGCACGTGTTCAGGCTGCCTTGAATCCGCAGCAAGATAACAATGCTAATACACAGCCGGTTGAGCAATGGACTGGCCGGCGTGGAGATGGCTATGTCACCGAGGCTGACGCCGGGCAGGCATTGCCTGGCCGTCAGCGCATGTTCCCCACGCTCGACTGGAAGGTTGAGCAAATGCCGAGCGGTAAGTACCGCTTGGCTGGATACGAAAAGTTCGATGCCCAAGTACCCGCTGCCCCCACAAGACAAGCATTACCCGCCGCCGGAACCGCCGCCGGCACCGTGGAAACCATTGGGCTGAACGCCCCCACACAGGAGACGCCCCGTGTCGCTCAAACCGCTCAAGCCGTCCAAGCAGAAGCGCAAGGACAAGAAGTACCAGCAGCCTCAGCAAGACAGCTCCCAGACCTCCTCGACCGACAGTCGCCGGTGCCTGACGCCGTCCTTGCAGAGTTTGCCCGAAATCCACGCGCTCCCGATTCTCGAGCCAGCGTACAAGCGTACCTAGATGATCTTGTCACCCGCGGTCGTTTGCCGGATGCGCCAAAGCTCGGCACTCCCGATGCGGATGCAGAGACCACTGTCAGCGCGCTTGGCCGTATCTTTGGTGATGCGACTGGCACCGGCAATCGCGTTGTCGCATACAGCGATCCAAGGGGCGACAACGGGTTTGCGCTGGGCGGTATTGCGTTCGTCAACACGTCGCTTGATTCAACAGCGATCGATGCACCGAAGACGGTGCTGCACGAGCTGCGTCACGTAGCAGAGCAGCTGGCAGCTTCTGGCAGCAAGTCTGCGCAGGAATTTACCGCGCAGCTTGACAGCATCTTTGATGACATGACCGATGAGGGCAAGCGCGCCTACATCGAAAACTTCCTGCACAAGGCTGATCTTGCAAAGATTGCCGATCCCGCAGAGCGTGAAGCTAAGGTGCAGGCGTTCATGACTGCACCGGCCACGCGCTCGGAGATGGTTGCCGACTTCCTTGGCAACCGTGCGCAAGACCGGGAATTCTTGATTGATCTGGCACAGCAAGATCCGCAGGGCTTCGAAGGTTTTGTGCGGCGCTGGCTGGCCGTCGTCGACAACCTGATTGCCAAGCTGAAGGGCGGTAAGACTCAGGGCACCAAAGAGTCCGCGAAGGTCGACCAGTACATCCGCGATCTGAACAAAGCCAAGATGGTGGCGCGCGATGCGCTGATCCAGTTCCGCAAAGGCAACCTGGCTGAACAGCAAGTGCAGGTTCAGACAGAGCAGACAGCCGAGCCTGTCATGTCCCGCCGTGGCGCAGAACAGGTAGGTGACTTTGAAGTTCGCACGATGAAGGACGGCACGGCCGTGGTCTACGGTGACCCGGATGCTATCCGTGCGCAGATCCCGGATGACGTGAAGGGTCGCGTCACCAAAGACGGCATCGTGTTCACCACGTCTGCAGCGCCTCGAGTCAAGGCTGCGCTGGAAGGCAGGAAGACTGCATACAGCCGAGCCGGCGCGGTGCTCGACAAGCTGCCCATGAAGGACGGCAAGTACATCGGTGCGCCTGCGAAATTCAACACGCCGGGCAAGATTCCGACACTGCGCAAGATCCTGCGCCAGCTGGCGGACGAGGGCGCGCCGGGTCGCTATTGGTACGAGAACAGCGGCAAAGAAGTCCTGAAGATGGTGGGCGGCGACGTGCAGGAAGCGCGCAAGTTCGTTGCGCTGCTGGCGATCTACTCACCGCAGGCGAAAGTTGATGCCAACTCCACGTTCGCGCTGCGTGCGTGGGCGCAGTACAAGAACGGCCAGCCGATCAGCGTTAAGACTGGCAGCCAGGATCGCAAGGCGACCGAGGCGATGCAGGATGTCGACGCATTCTGGAAGGGCGAGAAGACCGGCAACTTCTTCTTCAACCTACTGCGCGAGATCGATCCTTCGACCGCCGGCAAGCAGGGCGCAACGATCGACATGTGGATGATGCGTGCCGGTCAGTACGACAACGATGCGCCGACCCAGACACAGTATGCGTTCATGGAGAACGAGACCAACCGCTTGGCTGCTGAGCTGGGCTGGGAGCCGCAGCAAGTGCAGGCTGCCATCTGGGTGGCGATGAAGGCACGGATGGAAAACGCCGGAGTTAAGAAGCGCACCGAGGCAAGCAGCGAGAAGAAAGGTTGGATCCGCTTTGAGCGCGACGCCGACGGCAAGAAGAAACGCGTCATCATCGATGCGCAAAAGCATCGCGACAACTGGCTCAAGTATTCGTTCGAACACGATGTCACGAAGGACGACACGCAGCAGGCGAAGTTTGACTTTGGCGATGGCCTGAAGCGCCACATCGGGCAGGTTTCTTTTGAGGCCCGTCCTGGCCGCACCACAGGCGTTCTGCCGGGGATTCACAGTGCGCCGTATGCGCAGCAGGTCGCCTTCCAGCAGGCCGTCCAGAAGACCTTCTTTGATGAGCAGGGCAACGACATGCTGGCCATGCGGTTGGGCTTGCTTGTCGACAACGACATCCTGGTCCCCGGCGTGTGGCAAGGCGAGGTGTCGCCGAGCACCCAGCTTGGCGTGGCCATGGCGCCGGCCAAGGGCGAAGAGGGTAAATCCAAGGTCGACCCGGCGCAGGCCGAGGCGCTCAATGTGTACGCCGCGGTGGCCGGCTTGGTCGCCCGGCAGGAGGGCGTGGGCTGGCACCGCCCCTTCTACGCCGGCACGAAGCGCGACGCGAACGGCCTGGACATCAACCTTGGCAGGCCGATCAACCCCCGCGAGGCGGCGGATCTCGAGCAGGCGGTTGGCCAGTGGATGGCCGACAACGGCAAGGAAGGCTGGCAGGACAGCTTCGCTTTTGTTAGCTCGCCCACTGGTATAAGAGTTGTGAACTTTGGTATAATCACAAACGACATACTTCAGTCCGACATTGTCTCGGTTGCTGAAGGGGTGTTGCCTGAGTTCGAATACCGTGTGTTCGCTTCCGATGGCGACATGCCGACAAATAATTGGAAGGAGAACCCGAATGGGGAAAGCTACGTACAAAGGATTAGTGCCGCCGGACGATCCGATGTTCTCGACTGGGCCAGAGCTGTACTCGCGCCCAGGGTCCAGCGCGTCTTCACCGAGTTCAGCAACGAGTACGGATGGGGCGATGCCGGCGAAATCAAGTTCAGCCGACGCGACGCCGGAGACCGAGCAGGACGCGATCAAGGCAGAGGCCTTGCGCCGCTCGATGGTGCGCCGCGCATTGACGGCGCCACGGGGCCAGACGAGCAGCTCGTCGCAGTCGCAGAGCAGTACGCCCGAGACAACGGCATCGACCTCAAGCGTCAAGCCGAATACGTCCAAGTAGATCCAGAGCGCGCCAAGCGCATCGCGCAGGCGTATGAGGACATGCCTCATGCGCCTCAAGATCCAGCGGTCAAGGAAGCCTACGAGAACTTAGTCCGTCAGACCATTGCGCAATACAAGGCGTTGGAAAAGGCTGGCTACAAGTTCTATTTCTTCGACGAGACCAACGACCCCTACGACGGCAATCCGTGGAACGCGATGCGCGAGCTGCGGGCCAAGAAGCGTATGGGCGTCTTTGCGACCGAAGCGGGGTTTGGCACCACCGAAGCGCCGGTTGACAACGTCATGCTGCAGGACACCGGCATCACGTGGCCGTACGGCTCGGTGTACGGCAAGCAAAAGCGTGTGCTGGCCAACGACCTATTCCGTGCAGTGCATGATGCATTCGGCCATGGCCTCGAGGGCGCCGGCTTCCGGGAGCAAGGCGAAGAGAATGCCTGGCAGGCGCACGTGCGTCTGTTCACTGGCAGCGCACGAGGCGCGATTACCAGCGAGACCCGCGGTCAAAACAGCTGGCTGAATTACGGTCCTTACGGCGAGAGCAACCGTACCGCCAAGGTCGAGGACACCGTCTTTGCTGATCAAAAGACTGGCTTGATGCCAGAGTGGACCTGGAGCGAAGGACTGGTCGGCGATATGCCGGCGTTCAGCCAGCGCGAAGACCGCAGCGGCATCAGCCAGCTGGCTTACCAGGGATACCAGATCGTTGACACGCCGCGTGTGCAGGCGTCGCGCAAGATAAACGGCATCATCAAAAAGCTCGACGACGGCAAGCTCACGCCTGCTGAGTTCGAGCTTCAGGTGCGATTGCTTGCGGACCGCATGGCCAATGTCACTGCGACCAAGGAAGCCAACCGCATCCTCAGCAAGCGCGAGCGTGGCGCAGACATCGTCCGCGAGAAACTGCTGGCAGCTCGCCGTCGCAACGAGGTCGACTACGATACAACCGAGTTTGCGCTGTGGGCGCTGGCTCAGAACCCTGCCATGGCAGAAGGTCTTGGCATCAGCGTGCGCGAGCAGCCCGCCAACCAGCGCGGTGCCGCCGGCGACTACAACCCTGCCGCCGAGATCATGCGGGTCTTCAAAGGCAGGGCGAACGAGGGCACCGCTGTTCACGAGATCCTGCACCACACCGAGCGGATGATGCCGTCTGCTGTGCAAGATGGCATCCGCAAAGAGTGGGCGAATGCGTACAGCAAAGCGCTGTCGAAGGCTGACGAAAAGCAGCGCGCTGCACTTGAGCAGATGCTGCCTGCAATGGCCGGTGATCAGGCTGCGCAGAAGCTTGTCCGCAATGCATTCTCCGACGGCACGCTAAGCGCTGACGATCACTATCAGCTGGTCAACCCGAGCGAGTACTGGGCGGTCAATGCGACCGACATCCTGAAGCGCCGCTATGAGGCAGGCTCGTGGATCCGCCAGGCCAAGCAGTGGTTGGGCGAGATGCTGCAGAAGGCCAAGGGATTGCTTGGCCTGCGCTCAGACGCGCCGATCCTGCGCGGTCTGCAGGCTGTGCTCGATGGCAAAGGTGAGCGCCTGTCACCTCAGATGCTGGCCAACGTGGACAGCTTTGACGACATCCGCTTCAGCCCGCGGCAGCAGCCTATTCAAGGTCAGAAGTTCTACCTGAAAGGCGAGACACTCACGGCAAAACAGCGGCGAATCTGGCAAGACTATTTCCTGCGCATGAAGCAAGTGCAGGACGCGATCGCGGAGCAGGGCGGCGTGGTCGACGAGGCTCAGGACGTTTACCTTGCAGAGGCGCTTTCGTACGGTCGCCTGCAAGAGCAGCTCACTGAGTTCAAGGACAAGACTGTTAAGCCAATGCTGGCCAAGCTCCGTGCGGCCAAGCTCGAGACAAGCGACCTGGCGCTGTACGCCTATGCGATGCATGCGAAAGAGCGCAACGCGGAGATGTCATCGCGTAACGCGCGACTGGCATCCGACGAAGGCTCCGGCATGACGGATCAGGAAGCCGACGACATCATCAATGCGTATCAGGCTGACGGCAAACTGCAGGATCTGCAGGACATCCACAAGGATCTGATGGCGATCACCTCCACCACCCGACTGGTGCTGCTGGATGAGGGTCTGATCTCGCAGGATGAGTTCGACGCATACGAAAATCAATACAGCTACTACGTACCGCTGCGTGGCTTTATCACTGACGAGAGCGATCTCGTTTCAGGTGAGCAGGTGCGCAGCCCACGGGTGGGTGGCGGCAAGGGATTCAACATCCGCGGCAAAGAAACTGTTCGCGCTCTGGGTAGAACGTCGCGCGCTGGTCACATCATCGAGAACATCATCAGCGACTACGAGCGTGCGATCGCTCGAGCAGAGCGCAACAATGTCGCGAAGAAGTTCTTGGATCTTGTCACCACCAACCCTGACCCGGATCTGTGGGAGATCGATGCCAAGCGCACAGCGGCATCGTTCAACAAGCAGACCGGCATGGTTCAGTACAACAAGCTGATCGACAAGGGTGAAGACACCGTGTCGGTCAAGGTGGACGGCAAAGAGGTTTACATCAAGGTCAACGATCCGCTGCTGGTTCGCGCACTGCGCCAGGCTGGTAAGGACGAGACCGGCGAGGTGACGAAGTTTTTGGTCAAGAACCTTGGCTGGTTTACCAACCTGATGCGCAACACCTTGACCCGATTCAACCCGGCGTTCGGCGTAACCAACGCAGTCAAGGACTTCGGCTTTGCATCGACTTCCATGCTGGCTGATCTGGGTCCGAAAGGAATGGCCTTGTTCATCAAGAACTACGCCAATCCGAAACAGTCTGGCCCGATCTATGAAGAGTTCCGGGCAGCAGGTGCGACCACTGGCGGCTGGCACATGCGCAACACAAAGGACATGCAGAAAGAGCTGCGCCGGATGATGACCTGGGAAGGTGGATCCGGTACGAAGTTCGCGACCTACCGTGCGGCCAAGGGTCTGTTGGACACGCTGGAGTGGGTCGGCCAGTACAGCGAAACGCAAGCCCGCTTTGCCGCCTACAAGGCAGCCCGTGAGATGGGTCTGTCACCTGCAAGAGCGGCATCAATTGCGAAGGAAGTGTCGACCAACTTCAACCGCAAGGGCGAGTGGGGCAGTGCGATGAACACGGCTTATGTGTTCTTCAATGCAGGCGTGCAGGGTACGGCAAAGACACTGAAGAATCTGCGCAACCCGTACGTGATGGGTCTAATGACTGCATTGACTGGTTTTTCCACCGCGCTGGCGTTCATGGCGGCGTCTACTGGTGGTGACGACGACGATGGTCAAGCGTACTGGGACAAGATCCCTGACGATATCAAGCAGCGCAACATCATCATCATGCTGCCGCCAGGTGACCCGCTGATTGGAACCGGTTACGCCCGCGTCGGCAGCCGCGGCCGGTACATGAAAATACCAATCCAGTACGGACTGAATGTGTTCAGCACGTTGGGCTATCAGATCGCTGACGTGCTGCGCCACGGCGAAGACGCCAAGCGTGGCAAGACCGTGGGTCAGGCTGCGATCAATATGACCTCGGTTGTCTTTGGTGCATTCAACCCGATGGGTGGTGCGTTCGATCCGAGCAAGCCGGTGGAGGTGGCGCTGGCCGCGGCCCCGTCGATCGTCGACGTGGGCATTCAGTTCGGCGCAGGCGTGGATGCGTTTGGCAAGCCCACGTCGCCAGCCAAGAGTCCCTTCGACCAGAGACCGGACTCGGAGAACTACACGCCGGCGATGGCCGGTTCGTGGGAGCAGCGCCTGGCGCGTTGGCTGAACTCGTCAACTGGTGGCGATGCGGCTGTGGCCGGCGGTATTGATCTAGCTCCGGGCACGATTCGCAACGTGGTGCGCAACGTGACTGGCGGCACCGGCGACTTCCTGTCGTCAGTGTTCGTCAACATCCCAAGCAAGATGATGGACCCGGTTGCTGACATCAACTCAAAGGACATCCCGATCCTGAAAGCTTTCTACGGCGAGGCTGATGAGAGCACCGACTTGTCGGAGTACTACAAGCGCCGTGCGGATGTCATGAAGGCAGCCGACGAGGCTGGCCGTCGTGCAAAGATGGGTATCAAGTTTGAGTACGACGAAGAGAACGTCGGCCTGCAGTCGCTGGGTAAAGCAGCGAAGGTCTACACCGACTTGATGAGCGAGCTGCGCAAGCGTGAGCTGGAAATTGCCAGCGATGATTCGCTGTCAAAGTCTGACATCACTCAGATGCGAAAAGACATTCAGCGCGAGCGAGTGAGCGTGGCTCGAGACTTCAATGCGCTTTTCATGCAGATGAAGCGCGACGTTGAGTCGGGTAAGTTCCTGAGCAAGGAAGTGTTGGAATACGAACCGAGCGAGAAGGTGCAAGAGAAGGCGCAGGACTACAAGCTTGAGCGCCGTCAGAAACTGCAGGACAACAAGGAACGAGCGGCGGGTCTGAGATAAAGGATGGGGGCAATGCCCCCGTCTTTACTCTTTGACGAAGGTGCCGTCAGGCATGAGCGTGCCGCGGCGGTCCTTGATCTGGTCATACGCGTCTGCCATGCACGAGACGATGTCTATGTCGCGCAGGGCACAGTAGTTGATCAGGCACACCATCACATCGCCGACGGCATCCCTAATCAGTTCTCTGTTGCGCTTGCCTTCTGCGTCGGCCAGCTCGCCCATCTCGCTGACTGCCTTCAGCAGCTGACTGGTGGGCGTTGCGTTCGGGATGATGCGACGGTCTTCTGCCCAGCGCAGGATCTCCAGCTCGACCTCTCGGTAGCTCATGCGGTTCATTGCACTTCCCCTTCGCCCATGGATCCCATTGCCTGCGCTGCCATCTGCGTGGCCATGACTGCCATCTGGTGCGCTGGGCTGAGTTCGTTGCCGCCGTCCTCGCCGAAGTCAATGCTGACCTTGACCTGATCGCCTTCGTCTTCAAACGTCACTGTTGCTTTCATCTTTGTCTCCCTCTTCTTTGGTTGAATTGCTGGCGCGCAGCCAGGCCGGCAAGATGGGATACATCACCCCATCGTGATCCAGCAGGTACGGTTCATTGACATGGTTCGTGCGGGTCACGTGGCAGCCGTGGATCTCGCCGGGTTCAAAGCCTTCTTCAACACCCATCTCCTTGCGGACTTCTTCCATCCACCAGCTTGGCGCGACGATGATCGGGAGCGGTGTCTCGGCCCACTTCTCCGGGGCGATCTTTTCTTTGAGCGCCATGAGGGCGTGCTGCACGTTGGCAATGGAATACAGGGCGGCGCTCATTCGGTTCTCCCGTCGTAGGTCACAGAGGTGGTATCGCCCAGCCGCCACTTCGCCTTGTCCTCAACCGTGTACTTGGTGGTTGCCACCTTGAAGTCGGGTGTCTTGATCTCCTGCGGATTGAGCGCAGGGTCAAAAAACTGGCAGCGGTTGTTCGGCTGCAGGGCGAACTGCCCGTTGTCCAGCTGCAGCAGGTTGTAGGACTTGTGCTCGTCCATGGTCTCCACGAAAGTGAAGTCCGGGATTCGCGGATCCGGGCTGCAGCCGTCCAGGGTGAACATGTACCGGCCGGTGTGGATCTGCCGGTCCTTGCCGAAGAACTGCGCCCGCAGCCCTTGGAGCAGTGGCTTCTCAATTACGGTCACGTGGTACGACAGGGCGTCCCAGATCTGGAGCATGTCCAAAGGCAACAGATCGGCCTTGGGAACCTGGTCGGTCCACAGAAACGCACTGATCGGTAGCTTGTCGAACAGGGCGGCGTACTGGGGCAGGTAGGTCTCAAAGCGGAAGGCCTCACCGCGGTGGGCCTTCACGCTGCACCAGACGCCCTCCACGAGGTCGTTGTGGCCGGACTGGTGGTCATATAGGTACTCGGCTCGGACGAGCACCTTGATGGGTGGGAGGGGGCAGACGAAGCTCATACTTTGTTCTCGTCCACTCGGTGGTCGCCACACCAGTCGGTTTGATACACGACCGGGTAGCCGCCCATCGTCGGCGCATGGCGGCGGCAGCGGCCAACAATCCGAACATCCGGCTTGGTCGGGTAGTCGGTCGGCTTGGTTACAAACCACATGCAGGTGCGGCAGCGCATGCCATCTGAGCGGTGAATCCAAGGGTCTGCGGGTGGCGTGATTTCAATGGGGCCGGGTCTGATTTCTGCGTCTCTCATGCTTTCCCCCTTTGGAAGATCTCTTCAGCCAGCAGGTAGCCCTCGAGCGGCCAGGCCTTGTTGATGGCGTCCTCGTAGGCGAACTTCTCGCCGGTTGCCTGGCTGAACTTGGCCGGGTCAACGCAGGCGCTGGTGCCCAGGATCACGTAGCCGTTCTCCATGTGGAGCTGGCAGACGGTCGTGGTGGTGTCTGGCAGGATCGTGTAGGTCGTCTTCTTGACCTTGGCGGTGATGTCAGACAGGGTGACGGTGGCGCGATGCTGGGGAACTTCTGGGTGGTTCATAGGAGTCTCCATTTCAATAGCATTGTGATACTTCAGGGACAAACTCAGGGACAAACTTTGGTAATGACGGGGAAGTGAGGGGATTCGGCTTAAATCGAATCAAGCACATAGCTCCCCTCAAAACCCCCAGCTTCCCCCGTAGAATGGGTTCGAGTCCCATCAGCCACCCCACCAATTTCACCACAAAATCAAGCACTTGCGGGGACGGCAGGGGAAGCTGGGGACACTCCGGGGACAATTGCTTTTTCGAGTCTTGCCATCTCGGCGGCGTCCTGATTGCCGTCAATCCACTTGGCATAGGTCTTCAGGAACATCTCCACGCTGTGCCCCAGCTGCTTGGCGCAGAACGCCGGCGTCATGCCGGCCATCAGCATGGCCGTGGCGTACGTGTGGCGGCAGTTGTAGGGCCGGCGGTAACGCATGCCCAGCGCCTTTAATACAGGCTCCCAGAAGCTTCGACGGAAGGCGCGCTCCTCATACCACCCGGCGTCGTAACGCGGGTCGTGGAAGACCCTCCCGTCGTCTGCCATCTGGGTGTGCTTGCGCTGGCGCTGGAGCGCGGCCAAGGCCCGACTATTGAGCCTGACCGTCCGGGCGACATCGGTCTTCGTGCGGTCCTTCTCTTCGCCGCGGACCACCACCTCGGTCACCAGCATCGTGCCGGACGCCAGGTCTACGTGCCGCCAGCACAGGCCGAACAGCTCCGACGTGCGCAGCCCGGTCCAGAACCAGAACTCGACCAGGTTGGCCACCTGGCCCGGGTGACGCTCGGCGACCTTGGCGATGATCTTCTCGCGCTCCTCGGCGCTGAACGGATCCGCGACCGGCTTCTGATACTTGGCGCGCTTGACCACGTCCGCCGGGTTCGTAGCCAGCACGCGATCGGTGACCGCTGAGTTCAGCGCCTCGCGCAGCACGGACACGTAATTGTTGATGGTCTTGCCAGACAGGTCTGCCTTGCTGGCGATCGCTATGTTGATCTGGCTGGGCACCAGCTGGCGCAGGGGCAGATCGCCCAGCTTGCCGGTCTTGGCCTCGTTGTAGGGCGCGTTCTTCCAAAACTTGATGGCGCTGGTGTAGCCGGCCTTGGTGGAGTTCTCGATGCGCTGGCCAGCCAGCCAGCTGTCGAGCTGGCTTGCGACTGTCAGGCTCGCCCCTGCGTTGCCGTCCTCGGGGAAGTACTCGGCCATGACGAACACGCCCAGCCGGATCTTGTCCTTGATCTCTTTGATCTGCTTGGACGCGAAGGCAATGTTGGGCTTCGTGGGGGCGAGGGGCTTGCCGTTGACCAGCAAGGTTTTGCGATGGCGCTCGCCTTCATACGTGAAGCACAGCCGCAGGCTGCCGTCACGGATGTCTACGCCGGGGATTTCTCTACCCATTTTTGATACCCATGCATGTCGACAATGATGTGCCCGTCCGGCGCGCGGCGGTACTCCCGCCCCTCGAGCCAGGCGCCCGATTCGATCTTGCGCCGCACGGCTTTCTGCGTGTAGCCAGTCAGCCGCTCAAAGAGAGGCAGCCTGACATACCGTGCGGCGGCGCTTATTTCAATGCTCATTGTGCTCCCCTGCGAACTATCAGCAATGTGATTGTACGGCCCGGCATCACCCCCTGCAATCCCTTGTCGCCCCTAGAACGGAATTCCGTCCCAATTCCACACATCGCAGCCGACCTTCACCACATCCGCCGGTGGCTCGGCGCCGTCGGCCAGCTCGCAACCAGGGTGCTGCCAGTGCTTGCAGAATCCGCACGACTTCTTTTGCAGGATGTCTTTCCAGAAGTCCGCCTCTCGCTGAGCGATGTTGATCTTCACTTGTATCTCGGCCGGACTCATGCTGTCTCCCTCTCCCAGTGATACGAGACGATTTCTGGATACTTGTCCTTCTTCGTGACCATGATCGCCGCCGGTTTGCGCAGGATCGCGTCGCTGTATTCCAGCCACTCGAGCGCCTGCTCGGTGCTGCCTGGTATCGCGTCGATCGTGCTGCGCGCATTCCACCAAACCTCTGCCTTCCTTCGCGCATAGCCGATGTGTGAGAGGCACACCCACTCGCTGGCCTGGCGCATCAAGCCGTCGTAGTACTCCACGCGCAGGCTTGGTGGGCTGCCCTCTTTGCGATGCAGGTGATAGCGCACCTCACTCACCGGCACGGTCGAGAACATCGTTTCCTTCTGGCTGCTCAGCACCGCGGCCGCCGACGCACGTGTGCCGTGCTTGATGCGCTCCGGCTCCGGGAACAGGTAGCCACAGTCGATGCACTCTGTCGCAGCTGCCGGGTTCTGGCTGCCGCACTCAGGGCACAGCTTGGTCGGCGCTTCACCCTTGCGCACGCCGCTCGGCACTCGGCCTTTGACCGCATCCACCGGCCCCATGTTGATCGTCGTGTCGGTGAAGTCAGCCCACAGGCAGTCGGTCTTCCCGTCCGCAATCCGCATCCCGCGGCCAGCGATCTGCACGTACAGGACCGGTGACTTGGTCGCGCGCAGCAAGGCAATGAAGTCCACGGCCGGCACATCGAAGCCAGTCGTCAGCACCGCAACATTGACCAGGCACTTGATGCGCCCGGCGCGGAAGTCGGCAATCAGCTGCGCACGCTCACCCTTCGGCGTCTTGGCGCTGACCATCTCGGCCACCACGCCTCGCGCACGCAACGCGTCTCGCACGTGCTGGGCATGCTCAATCGTCACGGCAAAGACCAGCCAGCGGCGGCGATCGGCGGCCAGCTGCACGATCTCATCGCACGTCGCCTCGACCAGCTCCTCGGTGTCGGTCACCTTGGCCAGCTCGCTGACCACGTAATCGTCGCCACTGGTTCGCACGTCGTGCGCGTCGATCTTCGTGACCGTGGTGGCCGGCACGAGCGGCGACAGGAAGCCCAGCTCGAGCAGCTCGCGCATCGTCACCCGGGTGCTGATGTTGGTGAACAGGGGCGTGTCGCCAGCCGTCAGCCACACGCCATTGCCGCGGAAGGGCGTGCCCGTCCAGCCAATGCAGCGCGTGCTCGGGTTGTACCTGGCCAGGTCCGACAGGAACCCCCGCCACATGCCTTCCTCTTTCGGGTTGATCAGGTGGCACTCGTCGGCCAGCACGATGTCGATGCGGCCCAGCAGGTGCGCGTCCCTCCAAATGCTGCCGATCGTGGCGTACGTGATCTGCCGGCCCAGGTCTTTGCGCCCGGCGCCTGCGCTGTACAGGCCCACGTTCGCCTGCGGCCAGATGGCCAGGATCTTCTCGACGTTTTGCTCGAGCAATTCTTTCTGATGCACCAGCACCAGGATGCGGGTGCCGGGAAACTCGGCGTCAGCTCGCTGCGCGAGAGCCGCAATCATCAGCGACTTGCCGGCGCCAACGCAGGCCTCGACGATCGGATTGCCGTCGTTGTGTTTACCGAACCAGGTCCACAGCTCGTCGAGCGCGCGCTCTTGATAGGGGCGAAGCTTCACGATGCCACCTCGCTCAGTGAGTAAACGGCTGCCACGGTTGACTTGCACTTTTCGACATCAAACATTGCGATGTGGCATTCGGATGTTTTGATACCGAGTTGACTGGCAAGCCACACATACGCACGCGTGCGGCTGAATCTTCTTGATCTCCACAGCGGATCGAAGGCCGCATGCGCAGCAGTCCTGGCTTTGCGCAGCTCCTCGTTGGCCAGGCGCCCAAGCGGACGGTTGCTGCTGCCGTGGCATCCGACATACGCATCGCATGGCCAGCAAACCCAGAACTGTTTTGATGCAAGGTCTTTGCGGTGCGGGTAGATGTAGTCGCCGGTAGTCAGCTGGGCTTGTTGCTCGCAGTAAGGGCATGTGAGTCCATTGCTCATGCGACCACCTTGCTGCCTGGTCCGAAGACCTCGTCGATTTCCTTCTTCAGCTCTGCCATGCCACCGGCCAGTGACTTTGCTTTCAGGTTGCGGATGTCATGGCTGGTCAGCGATCCAGGGTTCTCGCCGTTGCCAAACACAATGCCATCGCAATCGGTGTACATAACATCACCATTGACATAGTCCGCCTGCGTCGCGAAGTTCTGCAGCAGGATCGGGATGTACCGGTGCGAGCTGCAGCCGGTGCGCTGCAGGTCCATCGGAATACTGCTGATGTTCAAGTCGGCGGTGCCTCTAGAGCAGGACCATCGCGCTTCGCCGTTAATCTGCGGCGTGCTGTGAGCGCACGTGCGGCAGTTGACCTGCGGCGCAGCCGTCCCGTGGCAGTGCTCGTGGAAGTCGCACATCTTGCAGACGTACCAGCTCGGGTCTTCGCTGATCTTCAGCGGCGGCTCGGTTGCATTGATCACACGCTCAGCGCGCGCCTTCAGCCTGGCGAATTCAACCGGGTCAAACTCCACGCGCTCGGTGTACAGCTCGTCGTTGTTCTTGTTGACCGCCATGTAAAAAGCGCGGTCCATTCCAGTCAGACCCATGTAGATCTGCATCTGCGCGTAGTGCTGCGGCTTGGCCACACGCACACCCTTGCTCAGCTCTTTGAAGCTTTTCTCGTTGTGCGTCTTGAACTCGAGCACGTGCCAGGTCTTCGGCGCTTCCGGCAGTCCAAGAGCTGCGCCGTCCATGCTGCCGCCGAAGTGGCCGCCGACATCGGACACGCGCCACTGCTGGCCGTCCGGTGTCTTGTCATGCACCTGCACACCGATGCGGCGCAGGTTGGCAACAAGGCGCGCCTCTTCACGATCGCCGGTCTGGAATAGGCGCAGCATGCGGCCGTCAAACTTCTTGTCTTCGACCCATCGGAACGTCATCCACAGATAGCGTTCGCAGGCGTGGCCGATCAGGGACGCGCCCAGGTGCGGGCGGTTGCCGGAGTCGGCGTCGTTCTCATACGCCTGATAGATCAGGGCGGCAGTTGAATGCATTGGTTCGGGCGGTTTTGCCATGTGTTCTCCATTGTGTTGGCCCCGTCTTTCCGGGGTGTCAGGCTGTTGGCCCAGCCACCGCTTACGGCGGTCAGTCGGCACGGTCACTCGCGTATAAGGAGCCACAAGCCCATGCTGCCGGTGTTTGCTGGGAAAAAGCCATAAAACCAGCCGCACCGCCGGCTGGCTTACTCCTCCGCCTCAGCCTTCTCAGGCGTTGCCACCTCGACGCGCACGCCGTCTGTCATGGCAGCGACCAGTGTCTTCTGATTGGCGACTTCAGCAGAGAAGATGCCCTTTGCGGCATGACGAATCGCGGCCTGCTTGCTGCCGGCTTCAATCAATCGAAAGGTGTCCAGTCCCTGGACTGCGTAAATGCGGGTAGACATCATTCAGTACCTCCCGGCGAGACAGCGCCAGCGTCGTCAGACGGCGCTTCAGGCGCGGTTTCAGCAGCGGCCGGTGCTTGTGCAGCCTCAGCAGCTTGCGCGGCTTGTGCGGCCTTCTGCAGCTCCTGCATCTGATAGGTGTACTGGCCGGCAATCTCTTGCCACAGGCCTTCCACTTGTCCGCGTGGCAGCTGATTCAGCGCATTGAGCACCAGCTCAACGCCGGCAGGGACCATCTTGATGGTGATGATGGGTGGTTGGTTTTGTTGCATTGCTTTCTCCTTAGTAGCAGTTGGTGGTGCAGTTGCCGCCGTAGCAGCAAGTGGTGCAAATGACCGTCTTGCCATTCACAAAGTAGGTATGCGTGGTGCAGTTGGCCCACACAAGCGTGGCGGTCAGTGCAAGCCACAGTCCAACAATCGCTTTAAACATGTTTGTCTCCTAAAAAAGGTGGGGTACTCGCTGCGTCTGGCTGCAATGCGCTCCGCTTCACGCAGTGCCGCACGCCAGCATCCGCTTTCCCCGCAATCGTTACGCTGCGCTCTTCTTTTGCCAGGGCGGCGTGGCAGCAGCCGGAGCAGCAGCAGCAGGTGCGGCCGCTGCAGCAGGAGCAGCAGCTCGAGCAGGTATCTGCATGGCAGGTGCAGCCGCACCGCCAGCAGCCTTGTAGCCGCTGATCTCGTTCTGATCTTCGTACTGAGGGTTCTCAGACTTGCGGATCTTCACGCGGACCTGCATCGGCTTGTTGTGCAGCTCGACGGTGTCGTTCATGCGAACCACGCCGATCGAATCGCACAGCTCACGCAGCTGCTGCTGGGCAATGCGCTCAGCTTCCGGGTTGTTGTGACGGACGTTCAGCTGCGCCCAGATCTTGCGGCCGCGGTGGCCTTCAGAGAGCACATCAAACGTCAGCTTGATAGCCTGGCCGTTGCCAGACTTCAGGTTGACGATGTCGCTCTCAACGACCTGAGCGACGTACCAGCCTGCCGGCAGCAGCTCAAAGTTGTTTTCCCGTTTCTCAACGGTGTTGGTGTCGAATTGAAATTGCGCCATGATGGGTGTCCTTTCAGGATTAATTGGCGGTGGAAGAAATCTTCGCGGCGATGTCCGCGAGGTTTGGAGGTTCGAACATGTCCAAGCAACCGGACCGGTCCTTCGCCTCGTAATTGAAATCCCGGCTGGTCTGCAGCCAGCGCGTGGGATTGCCGTCGGCATCCTTTTCAACGCGCAGTGCCATGACTTCATCGAAGAAGTAGCCGACGCCCTGCTTCAACATGTTGCCGGGCATGGCCGGGTAATAGAGCATCGCGCCTGACTGCTCGTCCTTCGTGCGCTCCTGCTTGCAGCTGAAGTACACGTTGCGGCCAGGCAGGTCGCGGAAGGCACGGATCAGATCCGTCATCTTCTCGGCCAGCGCGCCGTACGCCTGGCGCGGATCCTTGGCGACTTTCTTCTCGTGGTTCAGCACCACCTCAGCGATCTCGCTGATGGAGTCCAAGCAGACCCACTTGAAGGCCTGACCCTGCGGATCGTTGACGACGAAGTCGTACGCCTCGTACATTTGCTCGAGCGTCTTGACTTCGATGACCGGGATGTCGACGCCACGCAGCGACAGCAAGCCGGACTCGGCGCTGATGATGATGGTCGGTTCGCCGGTGGTCGCGCACAGGCTGGTCTTGCCAGCGCCGGCAGGGCCGTGAACGAGAACCTTGATGCCGTCAAGGGCGGCGTCCTTGGTGGACTTGAGGGATATAGCCATTGTGATGTCTCCGAGTGTGAAAAGAAATCAGATCGCTTCGATCTTGATCGACGGCGAAGCAGGGTTTGTCGTGATGAACTTCGAAGCAGCGAGCTGCTGCTTGTCGTCGAGCTTGCGCAGCTCTGAGGTCGACACATCGGGCTTCCACTTGAACACGGCCTGCACTTCAGGAGACAGCTTGTCCCACGATTTTTGCAGCTCGTCAGCAGATACTTTGCGGTCGACTTTGTAGGTGCAGGTGATCTTGAAGCCGTCGACCTTTTGGGATACGGCGCCTTCAGGCTTGGCAGGGTCTTTGAGCAGCTCGGCGATCTGAGCATCCACATCGCGACGTGCCTGGACGGCTTTGTCTTCTTCGCGCTTGGCGGCGATGCGGAGATTGATGAGGTCTTGCAGTGTCATGGGTTTCATGATGCGTCCTTTCGGGAGTGGGTTATTGATGAACCGGGGTTAAGTATATCAGCATTGTGAAGTCCGTCAAGCGGTCTTCAGAAAGTTTTCTTCAGCGATGTCGCACGCTGCGATCCACAGCAGGCGGTCCAAGTTGTACTCATGGTCGGCCAGCTGCTCTTCGTCCCAGGCGCCGTACTCGCGCAGGCAGTCGGCCACCAGCTTCGGGTCCAGCTTCTCGAGCTGGCGCTTGATGGCCGGCACCTGGCGCAGGGCAACAACGTCGTCGTCGCAGCGGCCAGGATGACTGCAGGACTGCGCCTGCTTCAGTGTCATCTTGAGTTCAATGCGACCGGAGGATTCAGACCACCACATGGCTGGCCTCCTTGCTCAACAGGCGAATGGCAGTCGCAGCGGCGGCGCGCGTCTTGTAGCTGTGAAACTCGCCGACAGTCTTGATCTCACCGTTCGGCAGCTGGCGGCGCACGCTGTAGGCCGACACGCCGCCTGGGTCTGTTTCGCGTGTGACAAAGTGGATGCCGGCCTCAGACTCGTAAGCAATCTGAGGCAGCTTGGTTTTAAAGAAGCGCATGGTGGCCGCGTCAAACCAATGCCCGTCGGGCTGGTTGCGTTCGTAGAACTCGCGGACATGGGCAAAGGGGATGGTGGAAATAGCCATTGTGATACCTCCGGTTAGACGTTTTCCATTTCGAACAGCCAGTCTTCGCCCATGCGGTCCTGGACGTAGCTGATCGAACCCTTGGTGCCTTCCATGACTTCGTCACGGCTGGGGATGTAGTTGCCGTAGTAGTCACGGGCGCCGGCCTTACCCAGCAGGCAGTAGCCGCTTTCGATGGCGTCCATCATGGCGCGGCCGTAGCTGCCCTGGAAAGACCACGCGGTGCCGGAGTTGATGGCGCGCTGAATGCTGGCGTAGTACTCAAGCTCAGAAACTTCAGCGTCGCCTTCGATAACTTCGATGTCGTTCAGATCAAACATGATGCGTCTCCTTTGAGAGTGCCTGGTGCTGCCAGGTCAGGTGGTCAATGCGTTGACCACGGACACATAATATCACAAGCGTGAAGTTATGCAAGGGGTAAAACGATATTTCGGATTAGCATTGTGATAAGGCCGCCAACAATAAACCAGACAATCAATCGATTCCAAGAAATCCAGTTTCTTGGCCTGGGGCGTTCGATTGCGCAGCTGTACTCAATGGTGTTTGGAAAAGCTTCGTTCAATGTTCGTGGCCATTTGCGATTGTTCATGCTTGCACCTCCGTACGATTAGTTGGCCGGCTGATGCCGACGAAGTCGTCGCCGCCCAGAGAACGGATCTCTGCGATCGGCATACCGAATGTTTCGTGAATTGCCAGAGCAACCGCAGGGCTGCCAGCAACGATCCGATTGCGCAGCTTCCAGATATACGAATACTGAAAGCCAATTAGCCTGCTTATATCGACATCGTTTTTCAGACCGAAACGCTCAATTAAAACATCAAACACAGGATGAGCTGTTTTGTTTCCCATAAGAAAAACTCCAGTCAATTAGTCGTCCAGCATTTCGCGCAGGTTCTCAATCGCTTCTTCGGGCGTCGCGCCTCGAGCATGGATGTCATCACCGCAGGCGCCTTCCTCATACGCTACCCATGCAAGTTGCGGAAAAACACTTGCAGCGCAGTCGTCGTAGTGGGTTTCATACTTTCTCATTTTGCGTTCCTCAAAAAAGTGCTTCTTCAAATTGGCTCAGATCAATGCGCGGCTTGCGACGGCGCGGCACCTTGACTTCGACATACCGGTAGCCAGCGCCAGGCTTGTCCCACACCCAGCGGATGACGCGATCGTCGTCGTCGAGGATGCCGTAGCGTTTCACTTGTTCACCTCACGCAGATAGCGATCGCCTTTAAGAGTCACGCGCAAGATCTTGGCGCGGCGATCGTGTTGATTAATTTCTGAGACTAGGTAACCGTTGTCGATTAGCCAGTGCAGCTTCGTGTGCGCGGTCGGCAGGCTGCAAACACCGTCAACGACTGCGGCATCTTTCAATCCTGTGAATGACGGACGCCTGCGGCCGCAGATGTCGACCATGTCAAGCAGGATCTCTGACGTGATGCACATGCCCTTGGCGTTGCGCAAGATGTGGTTTTTGTATGGACTCATTAGGGTCTCCAGATAAAAAGGTCCATGTACGCCACCACCAGGGCAGCGGCGTACACGAGTACGTAAGCGATGCGAAGGGCGCGGCTCATCAGCTCATCAACCATTCTTGATAGGTCTTCAGCGGGGCACCGCCGCGGGTGATGTCGCCACCATTGCCGTCGTCGGCGCAGGCCAGGTAGATCTGATATTCCTGGTCGTTCGTGCCGCGCAAGCGGGTGCGAAAGTTCTCAAACACTTTGTCGTTGCCGTCGCCTTTGGCGCGAAGGGTGCGGTCTGCTTGTGCCATGTCGATCATGTCGGTCTCCAAATAAGCAATGTGATAGTTAAGAAAAGTAATCAGAGATGAGGTACTCAATGTCAGCGCGCTCGTCCTTGTCGAGCTTTCGCTCGAGCCAGGCAGCAGGGCGGCCGCGGCGGTCCAGCACGTCGAAGTCCATCTCGGTGTAGCCGTAGTAGTCGATGTCGCTGGGTGCGTTGTACGAATACGAACCCTCGTAGCGGGAGTACTCAACGACGCCGATCTTGCAAGGGATGCCTGCGACACGTGAATCGATCTCGGCGATGTAGTTGCGCTTTTGCATGGCGGTCTCCTTAAACGGTCTCAAGTGCAGGGTTTTCGATGTAGCGCAGCCAGTTGAAAACTTCGGCCACACTGACCAGATCGCCCCGGCTGCCGTCATGCTGGATCGGGGGAAACTTCGACGACAGCAGGTGCTGCCGGAATTCCTGGACGCGCTCAGCGCGGGTGATGACGACGTGCTGCAAGTCGTTGACTTGATTTTGCAGCTGGTGAATATAGTTGCTCATGTTGGTCTCCTTGACTCGTTCCGGTCGCCCCGGAAAAGCTGTGATCGTTGAGATCACGGAGACAATATATCACCATTGTGAAGTTACTTGCAAGAAGTTTTCAAGGGTAAATAAGTAGAGGCAACTACTGAAGTGCCAAGGATAATTATTTGTTTGACATCGCCTTCGCGGCAGCAAGCAGCGCCGCTTGGGCTTGTGGATCCATGTCCCGAAACGCTGCCAGCAGGTCTTTCTCGGCGCGCTTGCCTACCGTCGAGACTTCAAACGGGTGCCCGTCGCCGGTGATGATCCAGTCTGCGGACGCCTGGAGGGCGGCTGCCATTCTGAGCAGCGTCGGTGCGCTGGGTTTTCGTGATGCGTTGGTGACGATGTTCGATATCGCCGCCTGCGTGGTGCCAATGGTCTCTGCGAGTTGCGTCTGTTTCATGTCCCGGTACTCAAGTAACCACCTCAGTCTCTCTCCTATAGAGGCCTTCTTGGCCCAGGACTGAAATGCGGGATCAAGCTTATCGCCTACGTGGTTTTGCGGAACATGCTTTGTCATTGGAATAGAGGCGGAAAAAGGGGGCTTCCCTTTCCGCCATCACAAGAGTTATACTGTTAGAGCAAGTACCTGCAAACTCAATAATTCACATCATGAAAATAGACCAAGTCATCAAGTTCTTCGGATCGCAAGTCGCTGTCGCCCAGGCACTCGGCGTGCAGCAGCCGACCATCTCCATGTGGCGAACTCGGGGGAAGATTCCCCACTTGCAGCAGCTGCGGCTCGAGCACATCACCAAGGGCAAACTCAAGGCATCACCTGAGATTCTGAGGCGCAGAGCATAACAGCTGTGAAGTTTTGTGCAAGTGCTCGTTATGGTGGATTTGGCACCTAAATTGAGCAGCTGAATATCACAATGGTTAAGTTTTGAGCCACGGCTAGGGTAGCTCCCGAAAAGCGGACTGAACCGCCGCCTGCCGTTCGGCTTTCTTTTTCCAGGTTCAAGCATTGAGGGGGTTCATCAGTGGCAGTCAAAACAATCATCGCTCACACACCTTCCTTCCCGCTCACGGCAGTGCAGGGGAGGGCAATTTCGTGATGAGCACACAAGAGAATCACAATGCTGTAGTTTCCAACACCGATTTCCTGGCCGAGCTGGCGCAGGGTGCGCCAGAAGGCGCGTGCCTGTGGGTCAACCGCTTCCACGGGAACCCGAACAGCGATGACGCAAAGTGGAAGGGCGTGGTCTACACGCCGGCCGACCACGAGCGGTCAATGTGCGACAGCTGGGGAGAGTTCAATACCTACTTCAGCGTTGCTGCAGTCGGCAAGGCACAGGACGGCTACTTCTACCGGCGAAAGTCCACCTTCGTTCGCATGCTGGCGCTGGTGGTCGACGACGTGGACCTCGAAAGCCTCTTCTCACCACCCTCGTGGGTGCTCGAGACATCACCCGGCAAGACCCAGGCTGGCTACTTCTTAGACGGCGACGATCCAGATTGCGCCAACGAAGACCTGTGCTCGGCGGTCGTGAAGTCCATGACCATGCGCGGCTTCATTGGCGGCGACATCTCCGGCAACAATTCTGTTCGATACGTTCGCCTGCCGCAGGGGACGAACCAGAAGCCGCGGGTGACGGGGCACTTCAAGCATCGCCTGCTGGTCTGGCGCCCGGAGATCCGGCTGACACTGGAAGACGCATGCGCGTCGGTCGGCATGGATCTGGACTCGGTGCGCAATGCATCGGTGGCCGCAGCAAACCTCTCAATTCCGATGCCGACTTCGTTCGGCACAACGCAGGACGAGAAACTGCAGGCAGCCGTGCAGGCCGTCATGGCAGGCTCATTTCATGAGCCACTGAACATCATTGCCGCATCGATGATCTCAACCGGCGCCCACCCAGCGGCGGTCACGAACATGCTGCGCGGCCTCATGAACGCCTATCCAGGCGCCAAAGACGATCGCTGGGAGAGCCGATACAAAGACATCCCTCGCTGCGTGCGCGGCGCTGAGGAGAAATACAAGCCACCGCCACGCCCGGCACTGCAGTTCGTCGATCCAGAGACCGGCGAGATCCAGGCACAAGAGCCAGACCGGCCGTTGTTCACGCAGGTCGACGAGCTGCTGAACGACTTAAAACCCATCCAGTGGCTGGTCGAGAACTACCTCGAGACGGACGCCCTGTCGATGGTCTTTGGACCCTCCGGCGGGGGCAAGTCCTTCACCGTGGTCGACATCGCCTGCTGTGTTGCCACCGGCACACCCTGGCACGGGATGCCTGTTAAGCAGGGAGCGGTGTTTTACATCGCCGGCGAAGGCCACAACGGTCTCGCACGCCGATTCGCAGCCTGGCAGAAAGCGCGCGGCGTGAAGCTGTCCAAGGACGTTCCGCTCTTCAAGTCCAACCGGGCGGTCATGATCCTGAACGCTGACGCGGCAGCAGGCCTGTCGCTGGAAGTCGAGCGGCTGGCCGCGCAGACCGGGCACGCACCGTCGCTGGTGATCGTCGACACGCTGGCCAGGAACTTCGGCGACGGGGACGAGAACAAGCAGCAGGACGCGAACATGTTCATCGAGCACCTGGACGAGTACATCCGCCGGCGGTGGAAGTGCAACGTCATGACCGTCCACCACTCAGGCCATGACATGGACCGTGCGCGGGGATCTTCCGCATTCAAAGGCGCCATGGACCAGGAGATCTGGGTCAAGGGATCGATGGGCCAGATCGAGATGCAAGTTACCAAAATGAAAGACGCCGAGATGCCGGCCAAGCGGCGATTCAAGATCGTCCAGACCGGCCTTGGGATCAACGACGAATGCGATGTCGAGATCATGGGCGCCTACATCGAGGTCGACGGGAACCCCATGGACTTCGTGGTCGGCAAGCGGACCAACGGCACGGATCTGACCGCTTTGGACGTGGCCAAGGCCATGCATCCGCGCTGGCCGGGCGTCCCGCCGATGGCGATCGCGCTCGGTTGCAGCGAGCGGACGATCTCCAGAATCATGAAAACGATGAAGGATCAGGGTCTCGCAAGCGGCGGCAAGGGCGGCTGGGATCTTTCCGAAAGTGCAATAGATCACCTGTCCATGACCGGTTTTCTGGCCATGAATTCGAGTGATTTATCTGCCTAAAAAATAGGCAAAAGTGTTGGCGGATAGCTTGGCGGACGTATCAAATTGGCAACTGGCGGATGTTTGGCGGATAGCTGGCGGATAAGCCAGCGACATCGAAAAAAGCCAGTGTTTATGCGGGTTTTGAGGTGGTGGCAGTTGGCGGATAAGTTGGCGGATCTTTGGCGGGCGCTATCCGCCAATCCGCCACACCCTTTAGGGGTGGCGGATAGAGGCGGATGGGTGGCGGACAGGCCAGAAAAACTTCACAAAAAGTCCACCCGGTTTGCGCCAAAAGCCGCACCGCAGAACTATCACAATGATTAATGGAGATCAGCAAAGTGATAGAAAAAATTAATAATGTGACTTGTCACAAAAGAAGTTTCCTGCTGGAAATTCCTTGGCCTGATCGGCGTCTGTCGCCGAACGCGCGCGAGCACTGGGCGGTGACGAGCAAGCTCAAAAGGGTCTATCGCGCCCGCTGCAGGGCGATCGGCGAGCTGGCGGGGCTTGGATACCTCCGGGGGTCAGAAAACGCCGTACGCGTCGATCTGATGTTCTTCCCGCCGGACAAACGGGCCAGGGACTGGGACAACATGCTCGCGTCCATGAAGGCCGGCCTCGATGGCCTGGCTGATGCGATGGGCGTGGACGACAGCAAGTGGCGCGTCGGGTTTGAGGTGGTCGAGCCGGTGAAGGGCGGCCGGGTGATGGTCGAGGTCAGCGAGGAGGGGACACGATGATTTTCAAAAAGATAAGCGGCTATTTCATCGGCCAGGTGCGGCCGTACGGCGCGAAGACCTGGGAGACAGTCACTGGCCGCTGCAAGCTTGCCAACTTGGCGATCGGCAAGGCAGCGCGATCAATGCGGCAGAGCGACGACCGCGTGCGCGTGGTGTTTGTGGACAGCCGAGGCTGGCCGTACACGCGGACCGTGGTCGAGGTCAAGCGGACCGAGCTGGAAGGCTGCAGGCTGGAGCGTGTGTGAAGCTGAACCCGCCATGGGCTGCCGAGCTGCTGCACGGCTGGGCGCGATCGGACTGGCACGACGCTGAGCAGAGGCTTGGCCTGCCGTCGGTGTCGCCGACCTTCCGCGGCCTGCTCGAGATCAGCACCGAGGTCGATGTGTTCGGCTACTCAAGCGCCGAGATCCAGGCGGTGGCCGCGGCCGTCGAGCACCTGCACACCAAGCATGCGGAGCACTACCGCGTCCTGTCCCGGCACTTCAGGCCATGGTCACGCAAGACGTTGCCGGCCGGCGAGGACGACGAGCGACTGCTGGTCGAGGCGGTGCAGATGGTCGCGGACTTTGTCGACAAAACCCTTGGCTAGAAGTATCACAAAGCTTATAATTCCAAAGCACAAAAAAAGGAGGAGACATGCATTCGATTGAGCGAAAGGCCGAGCAGTTGGCTGACATGTTGCTGGACCGTGCGCGTGACGAGGGCGACGTTGAGGCTGCAGCACTGCTGAGAAGGCTGGCGCGTGCGTACGTGCTGGGCTACGACGTGGTGCGCGCCAAGACGCACGAGCAGAGCAAAGCTGCGTATGCGGCGCTCGTGGACTTGATGACGGGCAAACCGGAATGAAGGGGAGTCAATGAAAGAGATTAAGACGACAGAGCTGCTGCTGTACGTGTACATGGCCGCAGTCGCGTGTTGGTCGCTGTACTTCGCAACGCAGCTCGACAAAGTTCCGAACAAGCCTTCTTGCCAGCTCGTTGAGATCAGCCCGGACTTCAGCACCGAGCACCGCGAGTGGTGCCGGAAGAACAGAAACAAACACCGTCTGTGAAGGCTAACGATGCGACGCATACGACCCGACGCTGACTTCGTTGCCGAGCAGGCCGCTCGCATGACGGATCTGCTGCAGCAACGCTCAGCCATCCCGCGTGAGGATCTCGAGTACCTGGTCGAGCGAGCGGCAAAGCTGAAAGACGAGCGCATGCAGTCTGCCATTGCAGGCTTGATCGGCTGGGGCGATGAAGAGCGCGCTGAGATCGAGACGTTCATTGCAATTGCGATTGAGGTGATGAAGAAGACCAACGTATCGAAGCTGCGCGAAGCAGCGCAGACCGTGGAGCTGCGATACCTGATGAAGGAGATGCAAGCATGACCCTTATGTTTCTTGGCGTCGTACTAATCGCAGCCGGCGGCCTGGTGCTGCTAATCGGCATGGCGATCTGGATCACGCTGATGATGGGGGACGAATGAGCGACCCTTTACACCCGACCACCGACGCACTGTGGTTCCGTGATCCTGACATCGATCCACCACCACGCAATGCCAGCGTGCTGCTCTTGAATCCTGGCGGCGTGCTGATCATTGGTAACTGGAGCGACGACTGTCTCGGCTGGTGTCCGAAGCCGAAGATCCCCGCGAGCATCAAGAAAAAAATGACCGAAGGAAGATCATGACCTGCCCCAACTGCAACGGCACGCTGTGGGTGTGCGAGAACCATCCGAACAAAGAAGCTCACAACTGCATCTTCTGCGATGGCGCAGGCATGCCATGCGAATGCAATCCTGATGCGTTAATGCCACCGGGATCGACAGTGATCTGGGAGGTGAAAGATGACGACTGATCGCGACCTGCTTGAGCAGGCACTCGACGCTTTTGAATCGGGGCGCGCCACCGATCGCGCTGATGTGATGAAGGCGCTACGCACCAGACTTTCGCGATGGGACTTAAAGATGACTCCATCGGGCGTGACGCATATCTACAGCACGGGTGCGTCAGTAGCGCAGCTTGGCCCCAGCGTATGGACAAACACAGCATGGAAAAGCGTAGCCATGCGATTAGGTGAAGAGCTTTCTACGGTCGGCCCTGATGGGTATTACGATATGTCGCCCGTTAAGTGGCTTGACTGGGCGTTGAAGAACGTCACACCAGCGCGTATTGCACAACCTGAACCGGAGCCGGTGGCGTGGATGAATGACTGCGCCGACTTTTGGCAGCAGTACATCTGCTTTAACGAAATAGCGCAGGAAAGACTTGACGCTGAAGCTAGAGAATGGATTGACAAACTACGCACCGCCCCGCCACAGCGCGTCTATTGCTCATGCGGTGACGGTATCGTGCCTGACGATGGCGCACTGTGCGGTACTTGCGTGAGCTTGAAGGAGAAAAACACATGAGCCAAAAGTTCTGCACCAGCTGCCAGGCTATGCGCGACGGCAGCACCGGAGAGAAGCGCCGCTTGCGCAACACCGCCAGATGGGTTTGCCGGATGTGCATCGAACGCAAGACAGACAGCATCTACGCCAACCAGTCGGGCCGATCAGCGGATGTGGCCAAGCTCATGGACGCGCTGTATCGTCGAGTGGCAGCATAAGCATTGACATACTTGCGCGAGGCAATCATGGGAATGTTAATCGTTGGAATGCTGATCGGTGCGGCGGCTGGCATCCTGCTGGCGTCGCTGTGTGTGATGTCGAAAGATGGTGAGCATGACTGACAACGGCTTGCCAAAGAAGATGGGCTTCCGCTCGCGCAAGCCGCACGCGATGACGGACGCCGAGCGGCAGCAGAAGGTGCGCAGGAACCGGGGCACGCGGCAGCTGCAGCTTGCTCTTGACGCTGACGTGTCGGCATCGATCCTGTACATCCGCAAGGAGTGGGGCATCGCCAGCAACCGCGAGGCGTGCCAGGCGGCGATCCGTTTTCTGGCGCTCTGCACCCGTCAGGGACTGCAGCGCCTGCCGCAAACGATCGACGATTGACCGAAGTATCACATTGGTGTAAATTCCCCGGCGGGGCAGTGCGCCCCGGAAAAGCTCGCATCTGCGGGCTTTTTTCGTATCTACGGCCCCCGGCTCTGACCGTAGTGAAACTGTCTCCCACGAAAGTTGGAGATCGCGGGGCCACCCTTTTCGGAGATGGTGATGGACGGCAGAGGAATCATTGGCAGGGCAGCATCGCAGGGCCTGTACGCCAACATTCATCGAAAGCGTGAGCGGATCAAGGCAGGCAGCGGCGAGAAGATGCGCAAGCCTGGGTCCAAGGGCGCGCCGTCGGAATCCGACTTCAAGGCTGCGGCCAAGACCGCGAGAAAGTGAGCTGATCATGGGCATCATTTACCGCGGCATGGAGTTCTCCGGCTACAACAGCCCGAAGCGCACGCCCAGCCATCCGACTAAATCGCACGTCGTGCTGGCCAAGTCCGGCGACGACGTGAAGCTGATCCGCTTCGGCCAGCAGGGCGTCAAAGGTTCGCCCGAGGGCACGAAGCGAAACGAATCATTTAAAGCCCGTCACGCCGACAACATTGCCAAAGGCAAGATGTCTGCGGCGTACTGGGCCAACAAAGTGAAGTGGTGACATGAAGAAAGGCAGACCCACCAACATCGGCCCGGCGCTGCACGTCGAGCCAAAGCGTAAAGCCGCAGACGAGCTGAAGGCCGAGGTCTTGGCCGTCGCCGACGAGGTCTTTGACCGCTACGTGTGGGGCGAATCCTTCCAGTCGATTGCCGATACCCTGAAGTTCAAGATTGCCGGCTGGAAACTGCGCCAGATCCTGATGGAGTCGGAGGAGACCCGCGAGACGTACGCGAACGCGAACATCCTGCGCTCGCACAACCTGATCGAGGCGTCGCTGGACTACGGCCGCCAGGCGGCGGCGCAGGGCGATGCAGCCGGGCTGAAGGTGGCGATCGACACGAACATGAAGATCGCTGCGAAGCTGAACGCCGCCTACAACGACAAGGCGACGATCGAGCACACGGGGCAAGGCGGCGGTCCGATCAAGCTCTTGGCCATGACGGACGATGAGCTGCTGGCGATCGCTGCCAAGGGCATGCAGGAGGGCGCGTAATGCCAGGGCTAGTCGCAGATCAGATGCCGGTCGATCCGGCGAACTTCGGCAACCGCACTGACGGCACGCCGAAAGGCATGGGATTCTTTGGCGCGTTGAAGCGTCCCGATGGCGACATCTCCACCGAGCTGTCGGTCGGCGTGAACATCGACGGCAAGGAGTTGGAGATCCCGCTCTTGGTGCCGGGCCTGACCAAGGCCGAGATCCGGCACTTGCTCGAGGACGGCGAGCCAACCGATGCGATCGTCGGCAAGGCGGTATTCCATGCGCAGAAGCGCCTGGCTGCTGGCTTGAGTCCGTTTGCTGGACCCGACGAGCAGGGCGTTATGCCGGAGGACAAAGATTGATCGCGCCGGCCGAAGCCGCCAACGAACTGCTCTCCCGGCGCAAGGCGCGGGAGTCGTTCCCGCACTACTGCACGTACCGCCTGCCGGAGGACATGAGCCTGGCGCCGCACCACGTCCTGCTGACGAACGCGCTGGACAAGGTCGAAAAGGGCGAATGCGATCGGCTGCTGGTGATGATGCCGCCAGGATCGGCGAAGTCCACCTACGGCAGCGTCTACTTTCCCGAATACTTTGTTGGCCGCAACCCGCAGCTGTCGGTGATCGCGGCGTCGCACACCGCCGAGCTGGCCGAGCGATTCGGCCGCCGGGTGCGCAATGGCGTGGACGATGTCGAGTTCAAGGCGCTGTTTCCGCAGGTGACGCTGGCCGCTGACAGCACGGCCGCCGGCCGGTGGGGAACTAACCACGGTGGTGAGTACACGGCAGTCGGTGTCGGTGGATCCGTTACCGGCCGCCGCGGCGACCTGATCGTGGTCGACGACCCGGTGCGCAGCCGCGAGGACGCGGACTCCGAGCGCGTGCGCGAGAAGACTTGGGAGTGGTGGACGAACGATCTGCTGACCCGTCTGAAGCCGGGTGGCCGGATCGTGGTGATCATGACCCGCTGGCATGAGGACGATCTGGCCGGCCGCCTGCTCGAGCGCGAGCCGCAGCGGTGGGAGGTCATCAAGCTGCCGATGGTTGCAAGCGACAACGACCCGCTGGGCCGTGAGCCAGGCGAGCGGCTGTGGAAAGAATGGTTTACGGATGAGATGGTGCGCCAGGCGCAGTCTGATCCGCGGTCATGGATCTCGCTGTACCAGCAGGAGCCACGGCCAGCCGAGGGTGCGGAGTTCAAGCGCAGCTGGATCTGTCGCTACAACGACGCGCCGAAGAAAATGAACAAGGTGATTCTGGTCGACCCGGCGGGCGACCCGCAAACGTCGGCCGGCAAGCGCAAGCGCAGCGATCGCACGGTCATGTGGGTGGTGGGGCTTGCGGCCGACGGCAACGCATTCATCGTTGACGGGATCATTGACCGGCTGACGTTGACGCAGCGCGCGGACAAACTTTTCGAGCTGCACAAGAAGCACAAGCCGATGCAGGTGCGCTACGAGCGGTACGGAATGATGGGCGACATATCGCACATCAGAAACGAGATGGAGCACCGGCAGTACCGGTTCAAGATCACTGAGGTCGCCGGTGCAGTGGAGAAGAACGCTCGCATCCGGCGCCTGATCCCGTGGTTCGAGGGCGGCCGCATTTGGATGCCGCAGTCGCTCAACTACGTGGATGTGCAGGGCCACCAGCACGAGCTGATTCAAGAGCTGCTGGATGTGGAGTACGCCACGTTCCCAGTCGGTCGGTTCGATGACGGCATGGACTGTTTGGCGCGATTAGACGAGCCGAGCTTGACGCTGCCGTGGCCAGATGAAGATGAAACGTGGAACACGATGCCGGCTGGCGCTGAGACGGTGTGGGCTGCCCTGGACGAAGTCACAGGCTATTGATCAAAGGAATTGCAAATGAATGCCAAAGAAATCCCAGAAGACATGGCCGTTATGGTCGGCGAAGAGCTGATGACGCCAGAGCAGTACGAACATCATCAGCGTCAAGAAATTGAAAAGCTGCACGGCATGTTCACCAAGATGCGCGACGAGTGGGTCCAGCATCGCGGCACGTCGGATGTGGAGAAGCGTTGGCGCCGCAACAGCCAGCTGTACTTTGGTGACCGTGGCGAGGCAAACCCGAGCGAATTCGAGAACACGTTGAAGAACGGACCGCCGGCGCGCAAGGCGCAAGACGGTAACCGCTCTCGAGTGGTGATCAACATCGTACGACCGAAGGTCGACCAGGCGGTCGCGCGCATGTGCGAGATCCTGTTCCCCGTCGACGATCGCAACTGGGGTCTGAAACCAACGCCACTGCCAGACTTGGCAGACATGGTCGGCAACAACGCCGAGACCATTGATCCGACGACCGGCGAGCCGACTGGCATGACCGCCAACGAAGAAGCACAGGTGGTGATGCAGGCTGCGAAGGAAGCCGCGACTGCCATGGAGCGGTCGATCGACGACAGTCTGACCGAGTGCAAGTACAACGGCGAGAGCCGCAAGGGCATTGAAGACGGCATACGGCTGGGCACGATGGTCATGTACGGCCCGTTCCCTGCGCGTCAGACCAGCAAGGTCTGGCTACCGCAGCCGGACGGCACGCAGGTGCTGCAGATCAACGAGACGATTGTCCCGGCATCGATGCGCCTGGATCCGTGGGATGTTTTCTTCGACCCTTCGTGCGGCAATGATCACCAGCGCGGCCGCGGATTTTTCTATCGTCGCAATGTGACGCGCAAGGAACTGCGACAGCTCGTCGGCCTGCCGGGCTTTGATACCGAGGTCATTCGCGAGGTGCTGAGAGAAAAGCCGAACCGCGTGCGGCTGGCTGAGGGTCGCGTGTTGCGTGACACGATCAAAGAAGACAGCTATGAGATGTGGACGTACCACGGCGAGATTGAGCCGGAAGAGATGGAGATGCTGTCATCTCGCACGGGCGATCCGTTGACCGACGTGACGTTCGGCGTGCTGGTGATCGTCAACGACAAGGTCATCGGTGCGATGGATTCTTGGGTCGCTGACAAAACCCTGCCGGTGGACGTGTGGTGCTGGCGCAAGAGCGACAGCAGCCCCTACGGCTACGGCCTGCCGGACGAGCTGGAGAGCCAGCAGCGGGTAGTTAACGCAGCATGGCGGCAGGTGATGGACAACGGCCGCACGTCGCTCGGTGGCCAGATTGTGATGAAGAAGGGCATGGTCATCCCGCAGAACAATTCGTGGGAGATCACGCCGAACAAGATCTGGCTGGCCAAGGACGACATGGCTGACGTGCGCCAGGCGTTCAGCGTGTTTGAGTTCAACAGCCACCTGCAAGAGCTGCTGGCGATTGCGCAGGCCGCGATGCAGTTTGCGGACGTGGAGTCGTCGATGCCGCAGATCATGGGCGGCGAGCAGGGCAGTGCGCCGGAGACCGTCGGCGGGATGGTCATGTTGTATAACAATGCCAATGCCGTCCTGCGCCAGCGAGTGAAGCTGTACGACGATTCGATCACCCGTCCGCACATCGGCAGGTACTACGACTGGAAGATGTCGAGCGATCCAGATCCTGCGATCAAGGGCGACTTTGAAATCGATGCCCGCGGCAGCACGGCGCTGATCGAGCGCGACATCCAAAACCAGGCGCTGCTGAACCTGGCGAACATCACCAACAACCCGCGCTACACGCCGCACTTGAAGGAGCGCGAGGAGCTGAAGGCGATCCTAAAGGCGTTCCGCGTGAACCCTGAAGAGATCATGAAGCCGGAGGACGTGGTGGCGCAGGAGCAGCAGGCACAGGCCGAGCAGGGCGCACCGCAGGATCCGCGGATCGTGGCAGCGCAGATGAACATGGAAGCCAAACAGCTCGAGCTGCAGGACCGCCAGGCGCAGCGCGATTTTGAGTTGCAGCGCAACACGGCCGAGATGAATCTGAAGTCTCAGAGCCTGGCCTACAACGCGCAGCGCGAGCAGGCCGAGTACGAGATCGCCATGACCGACAGCGCCATGGAACGGGATCTGGCGCTCACGAAGCTGGGGCAGGACGCGCAGCTGACCCGTGAGCAGCTGGCCGCCAAGGAGCGTTTGGAGATGTTGAAGATCGACAACTCCCGGCAGATCTTCAATGCGGAGGCCGCCATCAAGGTTCGTCAAGGATCGGGGATCTAAGGTGTTGCACCTGCTATCACAATGCTGTAGTATCACCCGCGGGGCAGTGTCTCTGGACATTCCCCGTTTCTCCTCTCCGAAGTGTGAAATTTAAAAGGGCTGCCCAACCGGCGGCCCTTTCCTTTTTGAAAGATTGAATGCGACCCGAGGACTTCCGATCAGCAACATGGAAGCGGCTTTCGAAACACATCCAGGACCGTGTGGATGAGCTTCGAAAGCTGAACGACAACCCGTCGTACGGCATAGAACAGACAGCCCTGATTCGCGGTGGGATCAGTGAGCTGAACAAAATTCTCAGCCTGGCCGAAGAGGCCAGCCTGAGTCCCGCGATCAACCCCGACGAACTCGCCGGCGTTGATGAAGATGGTCAGCAATGACCAACACCGAAGTGAGACAAAACTTTTATGAACGCACAGGAACAAGTTAACCCGCAAGAAGAAGCACAGAAAATCTGGGATCAACTGGATGCTGAGGAGTCGGGCAAAGCCCCACGCCAAGCGAAAGAAGACCCGCCGGCAAACGATTCAACTCCGGCCGACCCCACCGACCAAGCACCCGCCGATCAGGCCGATGCTGCTGATGGCGGTGAAGAGGCGGCGCCGACGAGTGAGTCTGTTTTGTTGGACAAGATTGCTGGGCTTGAGACGATGCTGACCCAGGTCACGCAACGTCTTAGAAATGCAGAAGGCCACATCGGAGGTCTGGGCAGCCAACTGAAGCAGCAGCTTCAGGCGGCTCAACAGGTCTCAGCGAAGGGCGGCGAAGCGCCAACCGCCGGAGAGATCCGGGAAGCGCAGAGCAACCCCAAGGCGATGGAGTCTTTGAAGCGCGACTACCCAGAGTTCGCAGAGGCGATGGAAGCTGCTTTGAACGAGCAGCTGCAGGCGATCAAGGCAGCGATGCCGCAACCGCAAATGCAGCAGCCCGGTGTCACGGCAGAAGAACTCGCACGCATGCGTAGCGAAATGGCAGTCGAGATTCGGCATCCGGGTTGGCAAGATCGTGTGAGGACGCCCGAATTCATGGGCTGGATGCAACGCCAGCCTCGAGAAGTGCAGATGCTTGCGGCGAGCGAAAGCCCGCAAGATGCGGTCCGCCTGCTTGATCTGCACGCCGAAGCCATGAAGTCGGTGTCGTCGCAAAGAACGCAGCGCCTTAGCTCTGCAGCGGCAATTCCTTCAGGCCGATCTGGTGGCAACGTCCGTCAGAAAGCCGTAGAGGATATGTCGCCCGAAGAGTACTGGCGCTATCTAGACGAACTTGATCGACAGAAAGGTAATTGATCATGCAAACTTATTCGCTCGTTCCCTCGCGGAACCTCATCATGGCTGAGCGTGAGATGCTCAAGCACGCCATGCCTATCAAAGTGCTGAGCACCTTCGGCACCCAGAAACAAATCCCGCAGAACAAGACTGACACCGTTGTGTTCCGTCGCGCTCTGCCGATCGACGCTGGCTCCAACGGCGCACCGAACATCACTGCCAGCAACTACCTGCTGCAGGAAGGTGTGACTCCTGGCTCGCGCACGATCGCTTATCAGGACGTGCAGGTCACCCTGCAGCAGTACGGCGTTCTGATGAAGCTCTCGAGCAAGGCTGAGAACATGTACGAGGACGACATCCCCGGCGACATGGTCAAGCTGGTCGGTGAGCACATGGCATCGATCGAAGAGCTGATCTCCTACGGTGTAGTCCGCGGCGGCACCAACGTCGTGTACTCCAACGGCACAGCTCGCGCTTCGGTCAACACCGGCATCAGCGTAAACAAGCTGCGCCAGGCTCGCCGTCAGCTCGAAAACGCACACGCTCAGATGGTCACCGAGAAGCTTGCTTCGTCGGTGAACTTCAACACCAGCGCGATCGAACCAGGCTACCTGGTGTTCATCCACACCGACATGGAAGCTGACATTCGTAGTCTGACTGTCAACAGCCAGAACGTGTTTGTTCCGGTTGCTCGCTACGGTGCGCAAAAGCCTGTGCATGAGCGCGAGATCGGCACGATTGAAAACTTCCGCATCATCACCTCGCCGTACTTCAAGCCTTTCCTGGCTGCAGGCGGCACGGTCACTGCGGGCGCTTTCCTGTCGAACGGCGGCACGACTGGCACCACTGCAGACGTGTATCCGACCATGGTGATCGCGCAAGAAGCTTGGGGTCAGGTTGCACTGAAGGGCATGAACGCCATTCAGCCGATCTACCTGCCGGCAAAGCAAATCACTCACGCCAACCCAATGGGCATGTTCGGGTACGTGGGCGCCAACTTCTATAAGAACGCGATCCGTCTCAATGAAAACTGGATGGTTCGCATTGAAAGCGCCTGCTCTGCTTTGTAATTGACTGAGGCCGAAATGATGAAGACTTGTTCTCACTGCCAAACGGAAAAGTCATTGGATGCTTTCAACAAGCATCCGACGGCAAAGTTTGGCGTGAGCAACAAGTGCCGTGAGTGCGCCAAGGCTTACAACAAGAAGCATTACCGCGATAACGCAGAGAACTACATCTCTCGCTCTCGCGAGTGGCGACTGAGTAATCCAAAGCGTGCGCAGCAGCTTTTCAACGAAAGCAAGAGAAGGCTTCGTGCAATTGATAACTCAAAGAAGCTTGCAGAAAATGCGCTTCGTGTTGATTACATCAAGCGCGCGACGCCTTCTTGGGCTAACAAGTTCTTTATTGCCGAGGCATATCACATTGCTAAAGTAAGAGAGAAGATGTTGGGAGGCAAGTGGCATGTGGACCACATTGTCCCGCTGCGTGGCAAACACGTTTGCGGGCTGCATGTGGAAAGCAATCTTCAAGTCATTCCGGCCAAGGTCAATCTGAAAAAACACGCAACATTTGAAATCTGAAAGGACACATCATGTCTGACAATCAATCTCTCAACCGTGGCTTGACCATGGCTCTGAACAGCGGCGAACTGGCTGAAGGCACCAACGCCAACACCATCCAAATCGCTGCTGCCATCAACTACATCATCGATGGTCGTTTTTATTCGAAAGCCATCACCGACAACATCGCCATCAGCTACAGCGGTCCTACCGTGTATCAAGCTGCTGCCGGTGGTATTCAGGCCGTCAACGGTGGCTTCACCGGCGGCGTGAATGGTTCGACTCGTATTTACGGCATCTTCCTGAATGCTGCTGGTGCTGTGTCGATCCTGCCGGGTCCGATCGTGGACAACGTCGAGCTGGCTGCCGGCCGCGTTGCTCTGCAGTGGCCTGACGCTCCGGCTGGTGTTTGCCCGATCGGTGGCCTGCGCATCGCGCTGACCGCTGGTACGGCATTCACTCCTGGCGGCACCGACCTGTCGGCAGCGGGTGTCACCGACACCTTCTACAACCTGGCCGACATGCCGGCCAACCCGCTGACTGCCTAAGTCGGCAAAGGGGGCTGCCTTCGGGCAGCTCCCTGCTTTGATTAACGTAACGGAGACTAAGCAATGACCAATACCTACGAGCGCAAGCGCGGTGTCTCGTCTGAGGACGTGGAGATCGTGAACAAGGTGCAGCCCGCGGCGGAAGCCACAAAAGGCGGCCATGAAGTCGACACTGATCGAGTGCTGAGCACTGATGCACTGGATGAAGAAGCTTTCATGCGAGACGAAATGGAAGTCATCCTGATGGAACCGGGCAATGAGAACGACCCGCAGTTTTGTGAGGTGAATGTCAACGGTGACTATCGTCTGCTGATGCGCAACGGTGAGCCTCAGAAGCTGCGTAGGTATCACGTTGCTGTATTGGCGCAAGCCAAGCAGTCGCGTGTTCGTCAGAAGAAGATCGTCAACCAGGATGGTTCGATGGGCTTCCAAGAGGAAAACGTCTTGTCGCTTACGTATCCGTTCTCTGTATCGCACGATCCGAATCCGAAGCAGGGCGCGCCTTGGCTGCGCAAGATGCTTGCTAACCCGGTGTAAGACATGAACTACCTCCAGCTCGTTCAGCGACTCAGTTCCGAAGTTGGTGCATCTGGCACGGGACCGTCTTCGGTTCTAGCGCAGAGCGGCGCCAACCTGCGTTTGGTGAACTGGGTCAACTCAGCGTGGCTGGAAATTCAAGGCCTGCACAACACCTGGAACTGGATGCGTCAAAAGTTTCAGTGGGAGACGGTCGCCGGTACTGGTGACTACCTGCCGACGGCGATCACAAACCAGCTGACTGGCAACCTGATGACGGACCTTCGCTATTGGTACAAGGACACGTTCCGCTGCCAGAAGCAGAGCATCGGCATTCAGGACGAGCAGTGGCTGGTGGAGTGGGAGTACTACGTGTTTCGCAACACGTACCGCTTCAACTTGCAGGTCAATGGCCGTCCGGTGGTGTTCGGCGAGAACCCGCAGGGCAAGGCCATCATGCTTGGCCAGATCCCTGACGACGTTTACCTGATTACAGGTGAGTACCAGAAAAAGCCGTACGCGCTAGTCAACGATGGCGACTCGCCAGACATTCCAGATGCGTACCACATGATGATCGTCTACAAGGCGATGATCTCGTATGGCTTATTTGAAGCGGCTGCAGAAGTCATACAGCACGGTCAGCAGGAGTATCAGAACCTTCTGACTCAGCTCGAGCGTGAGCAGCTGCAGGAAGTTTATTTGGGCAATCCGTTGGCTTGAGGCACTGACACATGGGCTTGGCGCTACCGCAGGTTAGATACGATTTGATCCGCCTGAACGGCGGCTTGGATCAGGTCACGCCAACGCTGTCGTTGCCGCCTGGCGTCATGCGCCGTGGCGCAAACTTTGAATGCTCGATCACGGGTGGCTATACCCGCATTGCAGGCTATGAGCGGTTTGATGGGCGCCCTGCGCCGTCTGCTGCGCTGTACAGCGTACTGAGCTGCACACTGACTGGTGCTGTAGCGGTAGGCAATACCGTCACCGGCTACACATCATCTGCGACCGGACGGGTTATTGCTGTCTCTGGTGGAGATGTTGTCATCACCAAAGAGACTGGCACGTTTCTCGAGTCAGAAGGTCTGCTGGTTGGCGCGAGCAACGTCGGCACAATCAACTCAATTTCCAACCTGGTTGCTGATGGCTTACTGGATGCGACTTACAAGGCGCTGGCGGCAGATGCCTACAGGTCTGACATTCAGGCAGTCCCTGGCTCCGGTCCCGTGCGAGGCGTTGTCTACTACAAAGGCAATGTCTATGCATGGCGAAACAATGTAGGCGGCACGGCGCTGGCGATGTACAAGTCCAGCGGCAGTGGATGGACTGCGGTCACGCTTGGCATTGAGCTGGCGTTTGATGATGGCACGACAGAGATTGCTGAGGGCACGACCGTTGTCGGCGGCACCAGTGGCGCGACAGGCATCGCCCGGCGTGTGATCGTCACCGGCGGGGCTTGGGGCGGATCTCCGCATGCGTCTGGCCGGATCATCTTCACTTCGGTGACCGGAACTTTTGTAAACAACGAGCACATCAACGTCGGGGGGACGAAGTACGCACTGGCCAACGGCACGCAGAGTCAGATGACCTGGGCGGCAGACGGTCGAGTGCAGACAGTCATTGCCAACTTTGGTGGCGGCCAGACGAATCAGAAGCTGTACTTCTGCGACGGCAAGAACCGGGCATTTGAGTTTGACGGCACGTACCTGGTGCCGATTGCGACCGCCATGTCGCCGGACGCGCCGACCTGCATCGCCGCGCACAAGCAGCATCTGTTCTTAGCTTTCGGGCACTCGCTGCAGTTTTCTGGCATTGGCAATCCCTACGTCTGGGATCCGGTGCTGGGTGCTGGCGAGATCGCGATGAATGACGACATCACGAACTTGCCGCAGTTGCCAGGCGACCAGACAAGCGGCGCGCTAGGCGTCTACACGGAAAACGAAACATCGATCCTGTACGGCTCCAGCGAAGCGGATTTCAAGCTGTCGAACTTTAACAATGCCAGCGGTGCGATGCGTTACACCGCGCAAAACCTTGACCAGACGTATGCGCTCTCTCAGCGCGGCGTGATGGGCATGTCCACGACACTGAACTTCGGCAACTTCCTGTCGAACTCAATGACGATGAACATCCGTCCGTTCATCCAGGCTCGTCGGCAGTTGGCAACAGCGTCGGTGCTGAACCGCGAAAAGGGGCAGTACAGGCTTTTCTTCAGTGACGGCACCGGGCTTTACATGACGGTCGCCAACGGCAAGCTGATTGGTTCTGGCCCGGTTCAGTTTCCAAACCCTGTGACCTGCTGTTCAGAAGGCAGTAATGCGGACGGTGCGGAGACTTCGTATTTTGGATCGACCAATGGATTCGTTTACACGCTGGATGCTGGCACTTCGTTTGATGGTGCAGACATCTCCGCAAATATCACATTGGTTTACAACAGCATCAACTCGCCGCGGATTTTGAAGCGGTATCGCCGCGCCAGCGTGGAGCTGACGGGTGATTCGTATGCTGAATTTTCGTTTGCGTATGACCTTGGATATCGCACGTCTGAGCTTGAACAGCCAGCTGACCAGGTCTATGGCAACGACTTGCGTTCGTCCTATTGGGACTCATTCACTTGGGACAACTTTGTCTGGGATGGCCGCGACATTTCGCCGTCCGAGGTTGAGGTGACGGGAACGGCTGAGAACATCGCCATCCGTATTTCGTCTGTGTCCAACCTGTTTAAACCGTTCACGGTGAACACCGTGATCGTCCACTATTCAATGCGCCGAGGGCTTCGATAATGCCAAACAGCTACTACAACCATTCCGCCTATCCGGCACCCAATGCACCAGGCTCATCGGCGGCGCTGCGTGCGGAGCTGGATCTTGTAACGGCTGGCTTTGCCAAGCTCCCCACCTTGACTGGCAATGGCTACAAGGTGGCGATGGTCAATGCGGCTGGCGATGCGCTGATTGCTTCGTCGGCACTGCAGGCGCTTGCGATTACCGCTTCAACGCTCGACAGCACGCCGATTGGCGCGACGACTCGAGCCGCCGGTAGCTTCACCACGCTGTCGGCAAACGGTGCGGTGAACCTGGGATCGGCTGTGACGATCGCAGGCGGCACGATCAACGGCACGACCATTGGCGGCACCACACCTGCGTCTGGCGCGTTTACGACGGTCTCTGCCAGCTCTGGCTTTACCGGCAATCTGACGGGCAACGTCACCGGCAATGTGACCGGCAACGTGACGGGCGACCTGACCGGCAACGTGACCGGTAACGTGACCGCCAACAGCGGCACGAGCACGTTCAACAATGTGACCATCACCGGCACGCTGGACATGAGTTCCGGCACGGCTGGGACGATCACTGGCCTGTCTACGCCGACGAACGCAAGCGATGCGGCAACGAAGGGCTACGTCGACACGGGACTCGCACTCAAGCTCAACTTGTCCGGCGGCACCATGTCTGGCGCCATCGCGATGGGCACCAACAAGATCACGGGCCTGGGCACACCGACCGCGGATGCGGATGCGGCGACCAAGGCTTATGTGGACGGCGTGGCGCAGGGTCTGGATGTCAAGGCCAGCGTGGTTGCGGCAACGACGGCCAACATCACCCTGTCAGGCACGCAGACGATTGACGGCGTGGCGGTCATTGCTGGCGACCGGGTGCTGGTCAAGAACCAGTCCACGGCATCAGCAAACGGCATCTACGTGGTCGCGGCCGGCAGCTGGACCCGATCCACCGATGCGGATTCATGGGCCGAGCTGCCTGGTGCGTTTGTGTTCGTGGAGCAGGGCACGGTCAACGACAACTCTGGCTGGGTCTGCACGGTCTCTGCAGGCGGCACGCTGGGGTCGACCGCGATCACCTTTGAGCAGTTCTCCGGCGCAGGCCAGATCACGGCTGGCGCGGGTCTGACGAAGACCGGCAACACGCTGGATGTGGGCACGGCGTCAAGCAGCCGCATCGTGGTCAACACTGACAACATTGATCTGGCGACAACCGGTGTGACGGCTGCGACCTACCGGTCGGTGACGGTGGACGTGTATGGCCGAGTGACGGCAGGTACGAACCCGACGACGATCGCCGGCTACGGCATCACGGACGCGTACACAAAGACCGAGATCGACACGACGGTCGGCACTCTGCTGGCGAAGGCCGGCGGCACTATGTCGGGCCAGATCAACATGGGTTCGCAGAAGATCGTGAGCATGGCTGATCCGACTGCGAACCAGGATGCGGCCACAAAGTTCTACGTTGACTCGATCCTTGGCTCGGCGACCAGCGCCGCGGCTTCTGCTTCGGCGGCCGCGACCAGCGCGAACAATGCTGCTAACAGCGCGACAAGCGCATCGGGTTCTGCGAGTGCTGCGCTTGCAAGTGCGAACGCTGCTGAGGCGGCTTACGACTCGTTTGACGATCGCTACCTTGGATCGAAGACCAGCAATCCGACGGTAGACAATGATGGCAATGCGCTGCTGACGGGTGCGCTGTACTTCAACAGCACGGTCGGTGAAATGCGCGTTTACAACGGCTCGGCTTGGGTAGCGGCTTACCTGCCTGGTGCTGCTTATGTTCTGAAGGCTGGCGACACCATGACCGGTGCGCTGACTACGCCAACATTAACCGTCACTGGCAACACCACCCTTGGCGATGCTTCAACCGACACCGTGACGGTGAATGGTTATATGGGGGTGGGAGTTGCGCCAAACCAAAACATAAATATTTTTGTTCAAAAACCCACAGTAGGGGCAAGCCAATCTCAAGCATCAATTTCAACATTTGGTTATAGAGGTAGTTCAGATGCGTCATCTATTACTGGTGTTGCTGCCTATGCAAGTTCAGCCGCTGCCGCTACGACAATTGCCAATGTTTATGGACTACAAGCCTCTGTCACTGCCAAAGGCGCGGGTTCAACAATTACAAATGCCCACGCTATCCAAATACCAGATTTAAGCGAAGGCACAAACAACTTCGGCATCACCTCGCTAGTTTCCTCCGGCACGAACAAGTGGAACATCTATGCGTCGGGGACGGCGGCGAACTACTTTGCGGGGAATGTGCTGGTTGGCACAACCAGCAATACCGCAGGCTATAAATTCGTATTGGATGGCGGGATTGTTAATTTCAATCTGGTTGATAACACATCCTATGCAGCTTCTGGGGCTTCAACAGCAGCTCCTGCTGGATATAATTTATTTTGCTTTAATAACAATACAGCAGCCGCTGATAAGTTTAGTGGCATAGTTGTCGGCGCGTTAGGTGGAACATCTGCTGGGCACTATGCTTACATGGGAGCCGTAAGTAAAGCATCTGGATTTACTCCAGACATGGTGTTTGGTGTTAGAACTGCGTCTGCTTCGTACACCGAACGCATGCGCATCGACAGCGCAGGCAACCTCGGCTTGGGTGTTGTGCCGAGTGCGTGGGTTGGAACTAGAGTGATTGAAGTAAGTAGGTTGGGAACTTCTATTGCGGCATTTAGCGCAAATAATTCATATTTCACCTCCAACGCTTACTACGACGGAACAAACTGGATTTACGCTGCCACAGCAGCAGCAACTCATTATCAGCAAACCGGTGGTCAACATCGGTGGTCAACCGCCCCCTCCGGCACGGCAGGTAACACCATCACCTTCACACAGGCGATGACGCTGGATTCCAACAGCCGGTTGACTGTCGGTACCACTACCAACACCAATACCTCGACTGTTGTTTCTGGCGGCACGATCAGCGAAACCGTCGGCAGCACCCAGTACCTGGTGGCCTCGCAGTACGACGTTGGCACGGCAGCGAACCAGATTCCGCTGAACCAGTACTTGGGTTCGATGGCGTATCAGGACAGCGCGTCGATCAACGTAGCGAACATCAACGGCGCAAGCGATGTGCTGACGATCGGCAATGGCCAGATCGTGAAGGATGCTTCCGGCAACCTCGGCTTGGGCGTTACGCCGAGTGCTTGGTCTAGTAACTACAATGCCTTGCAGTTGGGCGATACCGGAGTTATCACCGGACGAAATGACACAGAAGCGTTGTATTTATTTTCAAACGCTTACGTTGTAACCGGAAATACGCAATACATTACTTCTGATTTTGCCACTGCTTATCAAATGCAGGATGGTAAACATTCTTGGTCTATTGCCCCATCCGGCACCGCAGGTAACGCCATCACCTTCACCCAAGCGATGACGTTGGATGCGAGTGGGCGGTTGTTGGTGGGTACGACGGCTACTGCGAATAATATTTCTAGTGAACAAAAACTAGCAGTAGTTGCAACAGGTTCAGGTGTATTTCCGGGGCTGTCCTCTGTAGCGTATTCAGGAACCACCGCCACCGCTGCGTCTATTGTTGACATTAAACGGTCTCGCGGAACTACGGACGGAAGCTTGACTGTTGTCGCGTCTGGGGACGACCTTGGGTATTTAAGATGGTGGGGCGCAGACGGCACTGCGTTTATTCGCGCCGCGCAAATCTCTGCTCAAGTAGACGGCACCCCCGGCACGAACGACATGCCGGGCCGTTTGGTATTCAGTACGACGGCAGATGGCGGCAGTTCGTCTACGGAGCGGATGCGCATCAACAACGCCGGTATTACGCAATTCAACAGTAACCTTGTCATGCCCTATCAGGGCGCACCGACTTCAAAAGCGGCTTTGGCTACTCTGACCGGCGCTGAACTGATTACAGGTATTCTGAACACAACAGGCACGACTTACACCATTACCCTGCCCACAGGAACAGATATTGAAGGCGCTTTAACTTGGTCAGCAAATAACGTAGCCCTTGATTGGTGGGTTATTAATACGGCTTCTGGCACGATTACTATTGGCGCTAACGGCAACACCACTTTAGGTACGTTGACAATTGCAACAGGAGTTTCAGCGCACTTCAGAATCCGCAGAACAGCAGCAAACACCTTTACGGTTTACAGATTGAGTTAATAGGAGGTAATGATGGCAACAACGATTACTTGGTCAGTCACCGCGATGGACTGCTACCCACAAGAGCAGGGTAATGCAGATGTGGTTTTTAATGTTCACTGGACTTGCGCTGGTACAGAGGGTGACTATTCTGCAAGTGTCATCAACACCTGTCAGATACCTTATGCCGGTGGTGAGTTCACACCTTATGAAGACTTAACTCAAGAGGATGTACTAAGCTGGATTTGGGCAAATGGTGTGGACAAGGATGTGACAGAAGAAGCTGTAGCACAACAGATTCAAAATCAGATCAATCCTCCGGTGGTAACGCCACCGCTTCCTTGGAGCGCATAAGGTTTGTTGAATAACCGGGATAGCAAACATGAGCCTCGCGTCTAGTTTCCCGGCGATTCGTCCAGCACTCCTGCTGGACTTCGCCAACGCCAAAACACTCGACCCGCGTGTGACCTTCACACGCGCCAGCTCGGCGACGTTTTACGACAAGGATGGGGTACTGCGCACGGCTGCGTCGGGCGTTCCTCGCTTCACGTTTGATCCGGTGACTGAGGAGTCGCTGGGGTTGCTGATCGAGGAGTCGCGGACAAATTTGTTCACATATTCCGAGCAGTTCGATAACGCGTTTTGGACAAAAAGTGGCGCAACCATTGCGGCAAACACCGAAGTCTCTCCAGATGGCAATGCGACTGCTGACAAACTTACTGAAGACGCTACTACCTCTACCCACTATGCTTATGTTTCTTTTGCTCCAGTAAGCGGAACAGCCTACACGTACTCAATCTTCGCAAAGGCCGCAGGAAGAACGACCTTCAGGTTAAACGCCGGTGGTGGATGGGGTATCACGGCGACTTTTGACTTGTCGGCTGTTACGGCTACGTTAAACAGCGGCACGTCAACCAGCATCACGCCTGTAGGCAATGGTTGGTTCAGATGTTCTGTGACCGGCACAGCGTCCTCTGCCACCTCGGGTCAATTGCAGATCATCCTTCAAACTGGCACATACGCAGGCGACGGCACCAGCGGCATCTTTATCTGGGGCGCCCAGCTCGAGGCCGGTTCCTTTGCAACGAGCTACATCGCCACTGCCGGCTCTCAAGTGACGAGGTCAACGGATCAAGCAAGCATGACGGGCGCGAACTTCAGCAGTTGGTATAACAATGCTGAAGGGACGTTCTACGCAAACTTTGTTACTAGCTGGAGCGCAGCATTG